CCGAAATCACTGGTTCACCGAGGTTTTCTCGGCTGTCGCGCCCAACACCACTCTTGGCGCAATGATTGCCCTGTCTCCGAGCTTCGCGCTGCAGCAGCCGCACCGGACCACGAATCAGCACGTCGCGTTCGTGGGGGCTGCCGAGGGCGTCATCTTCATTCACGACTTGGACGCCGACGGCAATGGCGTGCAGGACAACAACACGGATGCCCCGGGCGGAACAGCGCTGCAGCAGGCGCTGGCGCCACAGACGCGCTACTACTGGCTGCGCTTCGTCTCGCGCGCCGGCGTCACTGGCCCGTTTGCTCCGTCCGGCACCGGTGCGAGCGGTCGCCCCATGCTCGACCCTGGCCGCGTGCTGGACGCGATGACGGCCAACATCACGAGCAGCACGATCTACAACAACCTGCGGCGCTTGCTTGGCGGCGGATCGACAGATGCGCAACTGAACCGCATCGACGCATCGGGCGGGCTGGCCAAACTGACGACCGAGACGCTGGATCAAACCTGGTCGGTGCGCATGCAGAGCACTGGCGGCGGCGTGATCAACTCTGCCGGCTTCGGGCTGGGCCTGACCACGGATCGCGAAACTGGCAGCGCGATCAGCACCTTCATCGTCAACGCCAACCAGTTCGCGATCATGGGACCGACCACGCCTGCAGTGCAGGTCGGGAGCCTGTCTGTGTTCGGCGGAACTGCAACTCTGACCTATCAGAACGCAGTCACGGGCGCGCCTTTGAGTATTGGGGGCGCAATCCTCACTGCCTTTCAGGACCTTCAGACCGACGGAAAGCCCGTGGTGTTTCTCGCCAGCGAGGATATTGATGCGCCCGCGCAGATCCAAGCGCTCGCCGGCAACGCCTACACGATCGTGTCCGTGGGCAGCTCAAGCATGACCCTGTCCGGCAGCTTCGGCGGCAATGTGAGCGCTGCGGACGCGCGCGCCTGGAATCTGGCCGTTGCTGGCGATGCCTCGATTCCCTTCATCGTCGACACCGTAAACAACGTGGTCGGCATCCGCGGCAGCCTGATCGTCAACGGACTGATCTCTGCTGACGAGGCCGAATTCAGCAATCTGACGGTCACCACTGGCTTCATCCAGCACCTGAGCAGCGAAATCATGCGCGCCGATTTGGTCGTCGCGAACCGGCTGATCGCGGGCGTGAGCGAGGCATCCAGTTCAGGCTGGCGCGCGGAAATGAACAAGCCCGGCAACCCTGGCGATCAGGCGAACTGGCGGCCGTTCCGGTATTGGGACCCCGGCAGCGGACAAGTCGGCTTCGAAGTCGACGGCCTTGGCAACGCGACCATCGGCCGAAACCTCGGCGTCGGCGCGAATGCGGTCATCCGCACCACTGGCACCGTCCTGACTTCGATCGGCGGCAACGGATCGGATGGCGACTATGCGCTGTGGGTAGGCCCGACTTCCGTGTACGGAACGCAGGGCAACAGCCGCAGCGAGGCCAACGGGCTTTTCTGGATCAAGAGCAACGGCCGCGCAGGCTTCAACACCGCGCTGTTCAGCGGAGAAAACCCGCTTGAGCCGCCCAGCAGCGACGGCTTCATCACTGTGCAGGCCCAGCGCGGCGGCGGCCCCGGGCGCGTGTTCTGTACGGCTCTGGTCAGCATTGCGCCGGACGGCAACGGCAGCTTCGACAACACCGTGCTTGGTGTGGATCTGTACCTGGTGGATGCGTCTTTCTCCGGCCCTGGCGCTCGGACTGGTTCTCTGCGCTCAAGCCTCGCGCCATCCACAGGCATGGCCACGTACCTCGACACGCACGTCGGCATGTATACGACACGCGGGTCGCAGCCATCTGTTTCCGGCGCCTTACTGGCAAGCACTCAGTACGACTGGCGTGGATCTGCGGACGTCAAGAACGTGTCGATCATGGGCAGCGCGGTGGTGGCCGCTGGAAACTACAAGGTCTTCGTCGCGATCTGGCGAAAGAACAACGACAGCGACACCCTTCACGCGGCGTGGCGGGCCGACTGCTTCGCCATGCACACGTCGACCGGAAGCGCGCCATCGACGCCGCTCGACACTCCGAAGTCCTCGGGCAGCACTGCCGCATGGACGTCGCCACCGCCCGGCGGTGGTGGATCTGCGGGCTACGACGACACGGGCGGCGGTGGCGGTGGCCTGTATGACGCAACGTATCCGCCCGAACTGATCCCGTAGCCGGCCTGCAATTAAGTGCCAAGCCATGCGGCGCCCCGATCATCGGAGTGTCCCCATGGAGCCCGCGCATGCAGTCCAACGCCCCGCTGATCGTCGACGACTTCCTGAGCCCCGCAGAGCTTGAGCACGAGCGTGCCGCCGCGATGGCCAGCGAGTTCGATGATTGGCCCGGCCCGGACGGGCAGGTCTACAAGCGAATCTGCCGCGTCCAGCTGGACGAAGTGCAGCGCAAGATCGAGTCGATCATGGGTCCAGTCGACATGCACGGCATGGCCTACCGCCTCAACTTCGGCGGCGAGCTGCCGAACGCGGCGATTCACTCGGATCTCGGCTGGGGCACGCACGCGATGGTGCTGTATCTGCAGGGTGACCAGACCGGGACCGCGTTCTGGCGTCACCGCGAGACGGGCGCGACGCAGATCCGCGAGGGCGATCAGGAGCTGCTGCAGAAGGTCGAGGGCGATTGGGACAACCCCGAAGCCTGGGAACAGGTCGCGCACGTCAATGCGCGGCCCGGTCGGGCGATCTTCTACTCGTCCGCCACCTTCCACAGCCGATGGCCGTTCGCAGCTGCAGGCACGGGCCCGGGCGACGGCCGCTTGATCGTCGTCGCGTTTTTCACCCCGCACCCTCTGCGCAAGGCGGTCGTGCGGCTGGCCGCTCAGTGCGACAAGCCCGAGATCCTGCGAATGGGTCGGGCGTTCTACGAGAGCACTTCCTACGCTGACTTCACCGGCTGGTGCGAGGAATCCTGCAATGCCCTGGCTGACGAGCTGCTGGAGCGAGGACTGTTGGTGGTCGCGCGGCACGGCGACCGCACCGTCGGTATGGTCGGCATGTACCTGGCGCCGTTCTTGTTCTCGCGCGGGCACCAAGCCGCGCATGAAGTTTTCTGGTGGGTCGACGAAGATTGGCGGGGGATGGATGTCGGCGCCCGACTACTCGCACACATGGAGCAGGAGGCAGCCGCACGAGGCGTGCGACTGATCCAGATGCTCACGCTTCACAACAGCCCGCCGCATGCTGCCGCCGCCTACCGGCGCGCTGGATACCAGCACAGCGAGACGTGCTTCACCAAGGTACTCGGGCACATGGACGTGCCCGATCAGGGATAGGAGATCCCGCAATGGCAGTCGTAACCGGAACGGTGGTCGCAGCGGCCGGCGTTGCCGCCAGCGCGTACAGCGCGAACCGAGCTCGCGGACAAGCCCGCGACCAGCAGCGCGCAGGCGAGCGCGCACAGCAGGAACAGGTCGCGGCAATGCGCGAAATGCAGGGCGAAGCCCGGCAGCGCTATGACGAATGGCGATCGACCTTCATGCCTGCCGTCGAGCAGATGGGCCAGCTTGCGATGCGCGAGGCCCGTCCCGACTACGAGCAGATCGATGCCGATGTCGGCATGTCGTTCGACATGGCTCAGGGCCAGAACCGCCGGCAGCTTGAGCGATTCGGCGTCAATCCCGCTGACGGCGCGTCGCAGGCCTCGGAGCGCGATTACTCCGTCGGCCGTGCGCTGGCCACCGTCAATGGCCGCAATCAGGCGCGCAACGTCGCGCAGGATCAGCAGTGGCAGCGTCTTGAGGGCTTCGCCGGCTTGGGCGAGGGCATGCGCTCCAGCGCCGACAGCATGATGTCGGCAGCCTACGGCGGCATCGCCAGCGCGTTCGGTGGGCAGGCCGGGCAGAACTTCGGCATGGCGCAGCAGAGTCAGGAGCGATCGGATGCGGCCTGGGCGGACGCAGCTTCTGGCGCTGGCTACATCGCCGGGAACCTGGGCGCCGGTCGCGGACAGCGCACGCCGATGGCGACGTCCCCGATGCAGCGCACGCCCGTCAGCTTCAACCAGCCGAACATCCCGAACACGGGGACCGGCCCCATCTACCGCACCGGAGGCTGACCCCATGGCCGGCATCTTTCAAAGCATGCTCTACGGCATGAATCAGGCTCGCTCAGAGCAGCGCCAGCGCCGCGAGGACGAGTATGTCGAGGGCGAACGCGCGTATCAGCAGGAGCGCCGCGGCGTCACCGACCAGCGCGAGGACACCAGTTGGCAGGACAGCCGCGAAGATCGTCAATACGAGGTCGGCGTGCAGCGCCCGCTGCAGACCGAATCCGCGAAGATGGGCGTGCAGTCGCAGCGCTTCGCCGTGGGCCGCCAGCCGGTCGAAGCGCAGCAGTCCGATGCGAAGTTCCAGCAGGGCATGGTCGCGGGCAATCTGGCGAACCAGGCCGCGAGCTTTCAGGTCGCGCGCCAGCCGATCGAGGCTCGCCAGCAGGACGCGCGTTTCGGCATGGACATGCAGGGCGCACAGCAAGGGGTGGTCGCGCGCCAGCTGCAGATCGGCAGCGCCCAGCGTGCGGCGCAGATCGAGGAAGCACAGCAGCCCGACAAGCTCGACGAGATCCGGCTGGAGCGCGAGCGCCGCGGCGCCATGGACGCGCTGGCGAAGGCTGGACAGCAGTTCGTGCTCACCGGCATGCAGGGTGACAAGCAGAAGGCTGCTCAGCTGATCAATCAGACCTGGGCCCAGGCCACGGACGACCCCGACGGCGATGCCGGCGTGCGCGTCAACGAGCAGGGCCAGTATTACCTCGAAGGCCCTGACGGCAGGCCTGTGCTGATGCTGGGCGACGAGGACCAGGTGATGCAGTACGCATTCCAGTTCCTCAGTGATCCGACGACCTTCGCGCAGAGCCGGCAGGCGACCTATGCGGCGCGCGCGAATGCGCAGGCCAAGGAGGCCGAGGCGCGCGCGACCAACCCGCAGCGCTTCGTCGAGACGATGCAGCAACCGGATGGCACGGTGGCAATGGTCGACCGCGTCACCGGCACGGCGCGCTCCGTCACCGATGCCGAAACCGGCAAGCCAGTGCGCGGCGCAGTCGACGGCCGCGCCGGACAGATGCCGGCGCGACTGCAGGAAGTCGAGGCCGTCGTGGCTCGCATGCGTCCGACGGAAGGCGAGAGCGATGACGACCGCTGGATGCGCGCGTATTCGATGGTCACCAGCCGCGCCGGGCTCGACCCGGATCAGGCTGCGGCCGACTTCTACGAGACGGTGATGCGCGGGCTGCTGAAGCCCGACCTGACCGGCCGCATCACGCCCGAGGCGGCCCAGAACGCCCAACAGCAGGCCGCGCAGCTGACCGACGACTTCCGCGCGCGATTCCTGTCTGGCCAGAAGTCGGCCAGCGGCCTGAGCGGCGGCCAAGCTCCGGCTTCACCAGCGAGCGCGCCTGCGGCGCAGACCCAAGAGAAGCCGGTCCGCACCGGCACCGATCCGGCCACCGGCCGCCGTGTCGGCGAGTTCCCTGACGGAAGCATCCGCTTCATCGACTGATTGCCAAGGAAGGCACCGTGACCAATCCGCTGAATCCGGGCTCGATCCAATGGGACACCGATGTAAAGCCGGCCGCGCCGGCGCCGAGCGCTATCCGCTGGGATGACGATGCTCCAGCCGACCAGAAGACTGGCGCGGGCCCTTCGTGGGACAAGCCGAGCACTTCGGCCGACGTCACCCGGACTTGGGGCGAGGCAGCGACCGACACCCTGACCGGCATCGGACAAGCGGGCCTGAGCTCGATTTCCGGCGTGGTTCGCGGAATCAACGATCGAGCCCCTGGCGCTGCTGAAGCGGAGCGAGAAAGCGGCTTCGTGGCTGGCCTACTCATGGACGTTGGCGGCAAGGTCTACGAGGCCGGGCTTGGCGCCCAGAGAGCGCTTGGCCAGCTGGCTGGAAACCCGTATGTGATCAACGACGCAAACCGTGGGCTGCAGGAGATCAACGCGCGCCGCGCTGCTTCCGCGCCTGAAGACCTGAAGCGCGCCAAGGGCGCGGAAGACTTCGCCGGTTTCCTCGACGAGCGCGCAGCCCGCGTGCCGGAAGTGCAATCCGAGAAAGCAAGGCTGATCGCGAGCGAAATGGGGCAGTTGACGCAGGCCGAAGGCTTGGGTGATCAGGCCTTTGCCACCATTGACTACTTCGCCAGCCCGTTCCTACGCGGCGACCTGTCGACCGGCGGCGCGCGGGTTTCGAAGATCATGGAAAGCCTGATCCCGTCGCTTGCTGCTGGCGGCATCGCGGCGAAAGCGGTCGGCGCAGCTGGCGCTGGTGCTGGAATCCAGACTGCGGCCCAGCTCGGTACGATGTCGGTCATGGAAGGCGGCGGCGCGGCCGAAGGCGCCCGCGGCGAGGTGCTGAACACTCCGATCGAATCCCTGCAGTCAGCGCCCGAGTTCCAGGCGGCGCTGCGCATGACTGGCGGCGACCCGATCCGAGCTCGCGCGCTTCTGGCGGATCAGGCAGCGTCGATCAGCTTCGGTCTTGGCACTGCTGCTGCTGGCGCAACAATGGGCCTCGGACAAGTCTTCGGCGCCAACGTTGCAGAACAGGCGGTGCGCGAGGGTGTCGGCTCGCTTGCCACTGGCGCCGGCGTCCGTCAGGCGCTGCTGGGCGTGGCCGGCGCCACCGGAAAGGAGTTCGCCAGCGAGTTCGCCCAAGGCGCGAGCAACCAGGCCGCGCAGAACGTGGGCGTCACTGCCACCGGCGCGAGCGACAGCCTCGGCCGCGGCGTAGTGGCCGCCGGCATCATGGAAGGCATCGCCGGCGCTGGCAGCGGCGCAGCTGCGCAGGGTGCGGCCGAAGTCTCGAAGCGCCTCCGGCCGATTTTCGACGGCGAGGATCTTCTGGGCGGATCCAATGTTCAGACGGGCGACCCTGGCGCAGCGCAGCCCGGCGGCCTGAACCTGCCGGATGACCCTGCGGCGGCGCCGATCACCACGGCCGAAGTCGTCGCCCTGCGCGATCAGCAGCTGTCCGCCTTGCAGGCCAAGGCCAATGGCCGACCGGATCAGACCGTCGTCGACCCGGTCACCGGCAAGCCGGTCACGGTGCGCGGCGAGCCGCCGCAGCCGCTGAGCGAGGCCGAGCGGCAAATGCTCGAGTTCTTGCAGAAGTACGCCGACAGTCCGGACAAGCTGGCGCGCTCGCTGGGTCGTCGACTGGATGACTCTGCGGCCCCGCAGGCTGGCCCCGCTGCTGCGCCAGCACCAGCAGCGGCCCCGAGCGCTGCCGCCCAGCAGCCCCCGGCCGCGCCAGCTCCGCAACCCTCCCAGGCAGCGCCGCAGCCTGCAGCCGAGCCGGAGCAGCAGCCCGCCCAGGGCGTGCCGACGATGGTCACGCAGCGCATGAAGGCGCAGCTGCGCGAGCGCGGGTTCACCGACCAGCAGATTCGCGCGATGACCCCGCAGGCCGCGTGGGACGCGATCAACAGCGGTGCCCAGGCGGCGCCGCAGGCGCAGGCCGCACAGCAGCAGCCGGCGCCCGCACCCTCTGCGCCTGTCGGCACCGTCGCCGCTGCCCTGCAGCCGCAGACCGCCGATGACCTGTTGCTCGACCGGGCCGCTGCCGAACTGCAGGGCATGGACGAAACCCCGCCGATCGCCGGGCCCGTCGCGATCGAACCCCAGACCGAGGAAGTCCGCAATGAAGAAGTCCAGCAAGTACCCAATGTCCAACCCGCCCCCGCCGAAGTCGCAGGGCAAGGGCTGCAAGGGCAAGAAGAAGTAGCACCGGCGCCAGCCAGCGCCCCGCAGACAGGGGTTGTCGCGGCGGCGCTGGCGGCCCAATCCGAGCCGGCTGACCCCGATGCTGTCGAGGGTCAGCTTCCGGCCGAAAGCACGTTTGCTGCTGGGCGCGCTGAAGACGTGCCGACCGAGCGCGCGCCCGAGAGCTTCATCCCGCAAGTGCTGTCCGAAATCGGCTGGCTGGAGAAGGGCGGGCGGATGATCCGCGACCCGAGCACGGCCATTGGCGCGAGCTCGCAAGCCGAGATTGACCCTGAGCGGGGCGACGTCGTCGGTCGCACGAAGTGGATCGGCAAGCCATCGGCAGACGGAAGGGAGTCGCTTTTCTGGCGCATGCGCCCCGACCAGAGCTTGAGCGAGTCCGAAGCAACGGCGGCGGTTCAAAAGTGGCGCGAGGGCCGCAAGCTGGGCAAGCGCCAGCAGGCGTTCATCGACTACATGCAGAAGGCTGCCCGCGACTATGCGGAGCAGTGGAACACCGAGCGCACGGAGACGCTTCGCGCGATCGTCGAGCTCGAAGCCGAGGGTATCGTCGAGGAGCGCGACGAGCTGCGCGCTGCTGTGCGCCCTAACCTGAGCCCCGAGGACGAGCGCGAAGCCCTGCAGCTGGATGACCTTCTGCGCCGCGCGGCCGACGCTGGCGCGACACGCGATCAGCTGTTGGATATTCTGACCAGCCAGCCCGAGCCGCAGCAGGCCCGGACACTCTGGCACTTCATCAAGACCCAGGAGCGCGACCGTGGCACTGACCAAGCAGGACCGAGCGAAGCTGCTGGACTTCAGCCTGAAGCAAGCGGCCGAGGGCAAGCCGAGTCTGATCGAGCAGGCGAAGCAGCGCCACGCGGCGCAGAAGCAGAGCCAGCCGCTGCCCCCGCCGCCGATCCCCGCGCCGAAGGGCTGACGCTCTCCGCGCCGGCCGCGCCGGCAGTCTCACGGCAGGCCGCGCCGCCCTCGCAGCAGGGCGGCTTGTTCGCGCCCCCGACCCGCGGCGAAGTCCTGGCCGGCGAGCGCAAGCGACGCGACGACGAGCGCGACGGCAAGAACGCCACCGGCCGCACCGACATGATGGCCGGCGATGGCGAGCTGTTCGCCGGGCCGCGGCCGGAGCAGGCCGATGTTGAGCAGGCGATTGCTGCCGAGCAAGTCGCCGAGCGCCCGAAGCCCTGGACGGTCAGTTCGTCGGAGTGGATGACTTCAGAGCGAGCCGAGATCGACGCAGCACGCGCTAGCGAAGACGCTGAAATCCCGAGGTTGCGTGCTCGTGTCGAATACAACCGCAATCAGCTACGCGGCCGGATGCCCAAAACTGACCGTGCTCGGCTTGAGCAGCTGGTGGATGATGACGAGTTCCGAATCTTGCAGCTTTCATCAAGGCCGCTCGATCCGGATGGGTTCGACATCACTCCGGCGCGTCATCGCCGCATCGTCGAGAGCGCCATGCGGCGCGGCGAATCCATCCCGGCAGAAGTGTTTGCGGAGTATCCGGATCTCGCAGCCGAAGCACAGTCGGCTCCTCCCTCGCAGGGGGAAAAGGTCGAGGCTGCGCCTGACTCCCCTGTTGTTCCGCCTGGTGTGCTGGACGCCCCTGCAAATCAGCTTGTTTCTCGTCTGAACAAACTGGTGGAGAAGCGCGAGAAGTGGAACCTCGCGCACATGCAGAAATACCGAGACGGAAGCGCAACCAGAGCGCAGACCACCACTCACAGCGCGCGAATCGCAGACCTCAACGAGCAAATCAAAGAGCTGAGAGACGCGATTGCGGCCGAGAAGTCGGTTTCCCCCTCGCAGGGGGAAAAGGTCAAGGCTGCGCGCCAGCCCCTCGAAAACGCGACGGCACCAGACGCCGAACAAGAATCAGACCCGGTCATCACCGAGACCCAGGCCCGCCAAGAAATCGAGTGGATCGACATGGGCACTCAGGGCGGCGTCAAGTCGCTCCGCTTGCGCTTCCGCGGCATGGCTTACGGCGACCTGGAAAAGTCCGGCAAGGGCCGATGGATCATCGAGGGCAGCGGCGAGTCGTTCGTCGGTCTGGCCGAAGCCAAGCGCGCTGTTGCGGATACCGCCATCGAGCGGCTGATCGCGGATGGGTATGTCGAGCGCGCGCCTGCGGTCGAGGCTGCGCGCCAGCCCTCCGCAAACACCATTTTCACCGAAGACGCCGCCGAGAAGGCGCGCGCCCGCCTGCGCGCAAAGCTGGGCCGCCCAAACTCCGGCATCGACCCGGAAATGCTGCAGGACGGCATCACCCTGGCCGGCTACCACATTGAGCGCGGCGCGCGGACGTTCGCCGCCTACGCTCGCGCAATGGTCGAGGACATGGGCGACGCTGTGCGCCCATTCCTCAAGAGCTGGTATCTAGGCGTAAAGTTTGACCCGCGCGCGGCTTCGATCGCGTCGGAAATGGACAGCGCCGCCGCCGTTGAGTCGGCCGACGCCAATCAGGAGTTCGGCGATGTACCAAGTTCCCCCGGAGACGTGGCAGGAGCTGGCCAGTCAGGGCCGGCTGCGGCATCCGACGTGGCAGAAGCTGATGCCGCTGCCGGTGGAGAAGCTGCTGCCGGCGCTGGACAGCCTAGTGGACGAGTGGGAGCAGGAGCACCCGGAGCGCGCGGTACGCGCGGCCCTGCTGGTGGCGCCGCTGCTGGTCGAGCGGGCCGCGATCAGCGCGTTCCTGCGCAGCAGCCCGATGGGCGAGAGCCTGCGGCCAGCGATGCCGGAGCTGCTGACGGTCGAGGAAGCCGTGGCGATGGCGGATCAGGAGTTCAGGCTGAGCGCGACGGAGCGCGAGGCGCTACGGAAGCTGCTGCGCGAGCACGAGGCGACCGCGACAAGCTGACCCAGCAGCGCGCGGCCGAGTCGATCCCGGTCAGGCTGGGCGACATCGAGAACATTCGCGCGACCCTGCCGTATCTTCTGGAGGGCCAGCAGGACGACGTCGCCAAGGCCGAAGCGCGATTCGCCAAGCCTGACGGCTACGGCATGCTGTTCACCAACGGCACCGGCACCGGCAAGACCTTCACCGGGCTAGGCATCGTCAAACGCTTCCAGCGGCAGGGCAAAACCAACGTCCTGATCGTCGCGCCGTCCGACAAGATCATGTCGGATTGGGTCAAGAGCGGCATTCCGCTGGGCCTGGACATCACGCAGCTGGCCAGCACGTCCGACGCCGGCCGCGGCATCGTGGTCACTACCTACGCGAACCTGGGCCAGAACGATGCCCTCGCAAAGCGTGAGTGGGATCTGATCGTGGCCGACGAGGCCCATTACCTCATGCGCAGCGCCGATGGCGAGAGGACGGCCGCGCTCGATGCCCTGCGCGCGATCACCCTGCACCCGGATGGCTACATGCAGCGCACCAACATGCTGCATCGCGAGCTGGTGGACCGTGGCCGCGATTTGTCGGATCAGGCGAAGCGTGCCCGCATGTCGGACGATCAGCGCGATTGGTTCCGCGCGAAGGGCCTGGAGGAACAGGCGTCCGCCGCATTCCGCGAGCTGGACGCGCGCCGCAAGGAAGTGCAGGCCGACGTGATGGCGAAGCAGGGCGCCTCGCGCACGCGCGCTGTGTTCCTGTCTGCGACCCCGTTCGCCTATGAGAAGACCGTGGATTGGGCGCAGGGCTATCTGTTCACCTACCCGGAGTCGCAGGGCGGCGGCTACAACTCGCCGGACTCCTTCGGCGCCTTCATGATGTCCAACTTCGGCTACCGCATGCGCTACGGGAAGCTGACGGCGCCCGAGGCTGGCGTCGACAGCGGGCTCATGCAGCGCATGTTCAACACGCGCCTCAAGCGTGAGGGCGTGCTGTCTGGCCGGCGCCTGGATGTGGCCGCCGACTACAGCCGCAACTTCGTGCTGGTCGAGTCGGCCATCGGCCGCCGCATTGATCAGGCCTTGGAGTGGCTGCGCGAGAACGACGGCACCCGCGAGATTTCCGACAAGCTGCGCGAGTCCTTCGACTACCTCGCGCGCCGGTATACCCTCGAAGCACTGAAGGCGCGCGAGTCGGTCGCGCTGATCCGCGAGCACCTGGCGCTTGGCCGCAAGGTCGTGGTGTTCCACGACTACAAGAAGGGCGGCGCGCGCAACCCCTTCGACTTCGACGCCGGCAGCGTCGGCCCCACCGAAGCACAGACCATCGAGCAGTTCCGCGCCGAGTTCGGCGACCTGATTGAAGGCATGCGCGGGCTGATCTCGCCGATCGACCTGCTGCAGCGCGAGTTTCCCGACCTGCTGCTGTTCAACGGCGACGTATCGCCGAAGAACCGCCGCGCCAATGTCGACACCTTCAACGACGACAGCACCGGGCCGCGCGTGATCTTGGTGCAGACCGATGCAGGCAAGGAGGGAATCAGCCTGCACGACACCACGGGCGAGCATCAGCGCGCGCTGATCAACCTGGGCATGCCGACCAAGCCGACAGACCTGATCCAGCAGGAGGGGCGCATCTACCGCACCGGACAGGTCAGCAACGCGATTTTCAGCTATCTCAACACCGGCACGAGCTGGGAGCGCGCGACGTTCGCGCAGACCATCGCCGGTCGCGCCAGCGCCGCCGAGAACCTGGGCATGGGCGAGGAAGCGCGCGCCCTGAAGGACTCGCTGGTGCAGGCCTTCGAGGACAGCGCGCAGCTGCGCCCCGGCTACGAGGGCGAAGGCACCGGCGGCAAGGCGGCCGACGCTGCGGCCGCGCGCATGCTGACCGAGCACGACCGCGCTGTCTCGCTCTACTACGCCAACCAGAAGAAGACCCAGCGCACCAAGAGCGCCGAGGGCACCGACTACTTCGCGACGCCGGAGCCCGTTGGCCTGGCGATGGTGCGGATGGCTGACATCCGTCCGGGCGAGTCTGCGCTTGAGCCCAGCGCAGGCCACGGCGCCATCGCGCGTTGGTTCGGCGACACGGTGAAGAAGACCGCGGTGGAGCCAAGCCCGGAGCTTGCGAGCCGTCTTGCGCTGTCCTTCGACGGTCGCATTGTGGATGGGCGTTTCGAGTCGCTTGACCTGGTCAACAAGTTCGACGCCATCGTGATGAATCCGCCTTTCGGCACCGCGGGGCGCACTGCCGTGGATCACGTCGCCAAGGCTGCGAAGCATCTTCGCGAGGGTGGTCGCATCGTCGCGCTGATTCCGACCGGGCCGGCTGCGGATAAGAAGTTCGATGCGTGGCTCTACGAGCAGGACGACAAGGGGCGCGTGGTGCACCCCGACCTGCACCTGGTCGCAACCATCGAGCTGCCGGCCGTCACCTTCGAGCGCGCCGGAACCAATGTGCGCACTCGGATCGTGGTCGTCGACAAGCTGCCGGCAGATGTAATGCAGTTGGCACAGCAGGATCGCGACCTTTCGAGCGCCGAGACGATCAAGGAGCTGTTCGATCGCGTCGAAAATCTGGAGATTCGCGCTCGCACCAGACCGGCTGAGCCTGAAGCCGAGACCGCGCCAGCACCAGCACCGCAGACAGAGCGCAAAGCGAAGGCAGAGTCGAGGGATGCGGCGCGCGATACGGCCAAGGCCGCAGGCGTCGCCCCCACAGGCGAGCCGATCGTCACGCACATCACGGGCAAGGGCAAAGAGCTGGTCGGAGTCGTGCGCACGGGCATCACCAAGGCGCAGGCACAGGCGATCGACGCCTACACCTTCGCCAAGAACGGCGGCTGGTTCATCCGCGTGGAGCATCTGAAGCCGGCGGGCAACTTCAGCCGACCCCGCAGCGCTGCATTGCCGGCGGCCGTCGTCGATCAGACGCAAACCCCCGAGTTCCGCCGCTGGTTCGGTAACAGCAAGGTGGTGGATGCCGAAGGGCGGCCGTTGGTGGTGTATCACGGGACGACCTTCGACTTTGAGGCCTTCAAGACCGGCAAGGCCAAGAAGGGAAACGAACTGCCTTTCGGTGCTCACTTTACCCCTAGCCCGGACATTGCCTCACAATTCGCAGATAGCGAATCGGGGAATGTCCTGCCTGTTTACCTGTCGATCCTCGCCCCCCTTGATCTCACTCCGGAGGCTAATGAGTTCGCAGTTGTCGGCACCCCGGAGGGGATGCTTGCCGAAGAGGCCATAAGGGCCAACAAGCAAGAGCCGAAGCCGTACAGGCGATGGCAGTACCAGCCTTGGACGCAGGGAACACCGAAGGGTGACGATCTTGTTCTTCCGCTCAAGGCTGAGCTTGACGTTTTGAGGGGCGACAGGGGGCGCGCGATCATTCAAAAGGCTGGATACGACGGCGCGGTCTATTCCGCGACCTACTATCGCGGCCCCTTCGGATCTGGCGGCAGGACGCTTGACCGGAGCTACATCGCCTTCCGCCCCGAGCAGATCAAATCCTCCACCGGCAACCGCGGCACCTTCGACCCAGCCGACCCGCGCATCGCCTACAGCCAGCCAATGCCCGGCGACCGCATCCCCATGGGCCCGCTGCGTTCCGACGCAGCCATGCGTTTCGCCGTCGCGGCAGCGCTGGACGGCTGGGCCGGGCAGAAGCCAATCGTGCGCGTCGTGCGCACCGCTGCCGAGCTGCCGGCCGACGCGAAGATGGGCGAGGGCTGGCAGACCGCCGAGGGCTACTTCGACGGTGCTGATGGCGTCTGGCTGGTCACCGAGAACCTGGCCGACCCGCAGCGAGCGCTCGAAGTCCTGCGGCACGAGGCCGTGGGTCACTTCGGCGTCGAGCGCATCGCGGGCGCGTCCTGGCCGAGCATCCTTGCTGGCGTCGAGTCCTTCCGCGGGCAGCGCCGCAACAGCATGTCGAAGCCGATGGCGGCAGCGCTGGCCGAGGCAGAAGCGCGCTACGAGGCCGCAGCCAGCGATGACCCGCTGCTGTTCGCGAAGGAGCTGCTTGCGGTCATGGCCGAGACGGGCACGCGGGCGACGTGGATGGATCGCATGCTCTCGCAGCTGCGCGCCTTCCTGCGCAAGACTGGTCTGATCGGCGATGCCTTCAGTGAGGCCGAGCTGCGCAATGTCCTGTCTGGCGCGTTCCGGCTGGTCGAGCGCGGCGGCAGCCTGACCGCTGGCGCTCCGGTGGCGGCTGGCGGCATGCAGTCAATCCGGCCCGACGACGTCGCCGCCTACATCCTGCGGATGATGGGCCAGAGCGACGCCGACCTGTTCCGCTACCCGAAGTCGGACAGCACCAGCTTTGCGAAGGTGGTGAAGGACGTCAGCAAGAACGCGATCGCCGCAGTGAAGCTGGGCGAGGTCGAAGCCAACTTCACCGAGAACCTGGACGACATGCTGCCGGCGGTGAAGTGGGGGCTTCGCCTGCCGGACGGCTCGCAGGCCTTCGTCTACATCGAGCAGCCGAGCCCATACACGCCCGACAGCGGCCTGCGCATGTTCATCGACGCCAGCGCCGGCAACGCAGGCGCGAGCCTGGGCAGCGCCGCCTATGCCGCGCTGTTCCAGTGGGCACTGAACACCGGCCACACCTTCATCGGCGACCCCAACGGGCTGAGCACCGAGGCCCTGCTTCGGCGCACCGAGCACATGCTTTCGGCCGCCCTGAAGCACGGCACCACGCGAATGATGGCGCCGCACGCGCGCCAGGTGGACCCCATGGACAAGAAGTGGGGCCCGTCGCAGGATTGGGCGCACCCGCTGGAGTGGACGGACGGCGACGACGTGGCGAACGTCACGGCGCTGATCCGCACCAGTGTGGAGAATCACCGCGCACTGCTGCAGGGGACCGAGGCCGATGGCGCCGTATATCGTCTTTCCGATGGACAGTTCATTGGCGCTGGCGGACAGCCTCTCACCGACGAGGGACTGCGACGCGCTGCTGCAACTGCTGGAGCGCGATTCCGAGCGAGTGGCCGCTTTGCCGGTCCAGAGTCCCGAGCGGCAGCTGTTGGCGGCTCTACGGTGGCGCGCACGCTGGTTCTCGGCTCGCTGCTCGACGGATCGACTGGATCCACGGGACAACGACGTGAGCTACTGGCTGATCTTGCAGAGCGGCTGTCCGCTCAACGCCTGACCTATGACCGCGCGCGGGGGCTGTTCTACAGCCGGCCGGGCGCATCCCGCCTTCAGCAAAACATGAGCACCGATCGGTCCGAAGCAATCAGCCAGATCCTCGACGCAATCAAGCGGGATGGCAGGGTCGAAGGCTGGGGGCTCCGGGTTATCGACGTGGACCCCGATGTTGGGAGCGATGGCTTCCTGCCGCCAAGCTTCGTGTGGGATAACGGGGATCAGACTGAGGAAACCCTAAATGGAACTTCTGCAGTCGGCATCCGAGAGCTTTCAGAGTCCGGCATCGATAAGGCGCTGCGCCTCCTTGGTGTCGGCGGAAGCGGTGAAAATGGTTTCTACTTCGGTGATCGCGTCCTGTTGGTCAACGGCGAACCGAAGGGCTCGGGGGAGGATGCTGGCGAGGTGATCCTTGCGGAGGCCGAGCTGATCGGTCAGTGGAAAAAGTCGGGCAGCGGCCCCAACGAGATCTTGCCCAATCCGCCTGGCCTTTTCAGCCAGCCCCGCCTCGGCCCCCAGCTTCCGCAGAATCTCGGCCAAGGCCCTGCAGCGTCCGCCGCCCGCGGCGCGCTGCTCGCTGTCCGCCAGCGCGTCCAGCAGCTCACCAGCCGCGAGACGATCGACCGCCTGCTCTACGAGTTTCAGGACAAGTTCGTCGACCTGAAGCGCATTCAGGCGCACATCCGAGAGTCCGGCGGCACCGTGTCGGATCTCAATGACGCCTACCTCGGCGAAGAGCTGTATCACTCCCGAGTCATGGCGCGGCACGAGCGATTCATGGACTCGGAGCTGAAGCCGCTGCTGGCCGACCTGAACGCGGGCGGCTTTACCATCGAGCAGTTCGAGCAGTTCCTGCACGCCCGGCATGCGCCCGAGGCGAACGCGGCGCTCATGAAGCGCAACCCTGACGCCAAGACGGTGCAGGACGAGCGCGATCGCACGGAGCAGGCTGTTCGCACACTGCGCGTGCAGCTTCAGCAGGCGCAGAGCGCCGGCACCGCCACGCGCGCGATTGAGCAGGCCTTGGAGCTGGCCGAGCTGGAGCGCGACCGCTGGAAGCGCACGCAGCCGTTCAAGGGCACTAACACCGAGCGGGCGATGCTGTCGGGCATGTCGGACGCCGACGCGGCCGCGATCATGGCCGCACTGTCGCCGGCTGATCGCGCCAAGATGGACGCCCTGGCCGCGCGCGTGGATGCGATCAACGCGAAGACGCTCGACCAGCTGGAGCGCTACGGGCTCATGTCGCGCGCCGACCTTGACGCCTGGCGCCAGACCTATCAGCACTACGTTCCGCTGCATCGCGACGAGGCCAACCCGGACAGCGTCAGCCATCCGACCGGCTCGGGCTTCAGCGTCCGCGGCGATGCGGCGAAGTCGCGCACCGGCTCGGCGAAGGCGAAGGTGACCAACATCCTCGCCCACATCGCCATGCAGCGCGAGGCGGCGATCACGCGCGGCGAGAAGAACGCGGTGGCGAAGCGCCTGTATGTCCTGGCCGGCCAGAACCCGGACCCGGACCTGTGGACGCTGGACAAGGCGCCGACGATCACCCGGCTGGATCCGGCAACGGGCACCGTGCGATCGATGCCGGACCCGACTTACCGGCAGCAGCCGAATGTGGTCATGGTGCGGATTGCCGGCGAGGACCGCGCCATCGTCTTCAGCGAGCGCAACCCGCGCGCGCTGCGGCTGGCCGAGTCTCTGAAGGGCCTCGATGTCGACGACCTGCACGTCGTCTTGGGCTGGTTCTCGAAGGCGACGCGCTGGTTCGCCAGTGTCAACACCCAATACAACCCGGTCTTCGGCATCATCAACCTGCTGCGCGACGTGCAGGGCTCTGCGCTGCAGCTGTCGACCACACCGCTGAAGGGCCGAGAGCTCCAGGTGGTGCGCCGCATCCCGGCGATGCTGCGCTCGATTTACCGCGAGCGCCGCGGCAAGGGCACGGCCAGCCCCGATGATGCGCGCCTGCAGCGCCTGTGGGACGACATGCGCATGACCGGCGGCGTCACTGGCTACCGCGACCTGTTCCGTGACCCGATGGAGCGCGCGAATGCGATCGAGGCCGAGCTGCGCAAGTCCGAGCGCGGCATGGCCAGCCGCGCCGCGCACGCCGTGGTCGACTGGCTGAGCGACTACAACGAGGCGATCGAGAACGCGACGCGCCTTGCGGTCTACGAGCAGGGCCTGGCCATCGGCATGACCAAGGAGCGCGCAGCCAGCGTCGCGAAGAACATCACGGTCAACTTCAACCGGAAGGGCCGTCAGGCGCGCGAGCTGGGCGCCCTGTTCGCCTTCTTCAACGCGGCAGTGCAGGGCACCACGCGCATGGTCGAGACGCTGGCCGGGCCCCGCGGCCGCGCCATCATGGCCGGCGGCGTTGCGCTGGGCTTCGTGAACAGCCTGATCGGCCTGGCCGTGATGGGCGGCGACGAGTGGGAGAAGATTCCCGACCACGTCAAGGAGCGCGCGGTCATCATCCCGATCAGCGGCAGCGACTACATCAGCATCCCGATGCCGCTGGGCTACCACGTCTTCCCGAACATTGGCCGCATCGCTGCGGAGTGGATGACCGGCGGCGCGGACAAGTCCATTGCCGGCGGCGCTGCTGAACTGCTGCGGATCGGTGTCGATGCCTTCAACCCGCTCGGCGGCACGTCGACTCCGCTGCAGATGATCATGCCGACGGCACTGGACCCGATCGCGGCCCTGGCCGAGAACAAGGACTGGACCGGCCGCCCGATCTACCGCGAGGACTTCAGCAACACTGACCCGACGCCGGGATTCACGCGGGCAAAGGACAGCGCCAGCCTGCCGGCAAAGGTCATGGCGTGGGGCGCCAACGCGCTGAGCGGCGGCGACGACTATCAGCCCGGCGCCTTCAGCCCGACGCCCGATCAGATCGACTACATCATGGGCCAGCTGACCGGCGGCCTCGGGCGCGAGATCCTGAAAGCGCAGACCACGCTGGCCGCGCCCTTCAGCGACGACGAGCTGCCGGCGTACAAGATCCCGCTGGTGTCCCGCCTGTACGGCAACACCCGCGGCGAGGCCGGCGAGAGCCAGCGCTTCTACGAGTCGCTGCGCGAGCTGAACATCATCGAGCGCCGGATCAAGGGCATGGCGCAGGCTGGCGAGGACGTGGATGCCTACATGGCGGCCGAGCCCCTGGCGGGTCTGGTCGGCATGGGTACGCGATCGCAGTCGGTGGTGCAGCGCCTGCGCTCCGCCCAGCGTCGAGCCAGTGAGGCCGGCGACCGCGATCAGGCCGAGGCCATCCGCCTGCAGATCGCCGAAGTGATGGCTGACCTCAACCGCGAAGTGCGCGCAGCCAAGCAATGAGTGCGCGGCCGGCGGCGATCATCTTGCCGCCGGCCCAGCACCAGGAGCGGATTACGTCGCGGGCGAGCATGGGGTATGCTCCGGATCGGTGGATGCGTAGGCTGATGCGCTACGACGATAAACGCGACAGGGCCAAACCGAGGGCGAAACGTCTCTCCCGCCTGCTGAAATGCAGGCAGCTCCTAGCAAGCCGGAGATCAGCGCCGGCCACCGATATGGCCCTGCCAGCAATGGTGGGGCCTTTTTCATTCCGGCAGCAGGTAATCGGCCCAGGCCTGCATGAGCTGGCGCCGCTTCTCCAGCAGGTTGCCGCGGCGATATGCGGCCTCGACCTTGTCGCGGATCGTGTGCGCCAGCGCCATTTCGGCGACTTCGCGCTCGGTCGCGGTCTGCTCGGCCGTCCAGTCGCGGAAGGTGCTGCGAAACCCGTGCACGGTGTATGGCAGGCCCAGGCCCTTGGGCGGCGGGCGCTGCAGCAGGTAGAGCATCGCGTTCTCGGACAGGGCGAACGGCGGGCGGCTCCGGGGCAAGATCTCGAGAACTGCGACAGCCTGGCGCGACAGCGGGACGACGTGCTCGCGCGCCGCCTTCATCCTTGCGGCCGGGATCGTCCACGTCGCCGCCTGCAGGTCAATCTCGGGCCAGTCGGCGCCGGTGACTTCGCCCGTGCGCGCGGCCGTGAGGATCGTCCACGCCAGTGCTCGCCGACTGATGCTCTGTCCCGACAGCAGGGCCGCCATGAAGGCCTGGGCGTCTGCGTAGGGCATGGCTGCGTGGTTCTCGACCTTGCGCACTTTCTCTGGTGGCGGCAGTAGGTGCTGTAGGTGGCCTTTCCAGCGCGCAGGGTTCTCGCCAGCGACCGCGCCGGCGACGCGCTCGGCATCCCAGATGCGTTCGATGCGCGCCCGGATCCGCGTTGCCGTCTCGGTCTTCCCGGTCCAGATCTTGCGAAGGCATCGCAGGATCAGCGGTGTGTCGATGGCGGATACGGGCAGCTCGAAGTCGGGCCCATGGTCGCGCAGCGACTGCAGCCATTGGTCGGCCTGCGCCTCGTTCTTCCAACCGACGGCCTGCGTTGCAATGAACTCTGCGACGGCTTCGCCCCAGCTCCGCGCAGGCGAGCCCCTGGCGGCCTTGCGCGCCTCGATCGGGTCAATGCCATCGGCTCGAAGCTTGCGCTGCTCAGCGGCGCGCACGCGAGCCTCGGCGAGGCTGAAGTCCTGCGTGGAGCCGAGCCCCATGTCTCGAAGTCGGCCCAGGTGGCGAAAGCGGAAGATCCAGCTTCGCGCGCCGGTAGGCTTCACCAGCAGGTACAGGCCGCCGCCGTCAGAGTGCAGGCCGGGCCCGAGATTCTGGACGGACTTGGCCGTCAGCTTGTGTAGCGCCCGCCCCATACTTCGCCCCAAACTCCGGAGCGAGACAGCATGCGACTAAATGAGACTGAATGCGACAGCTACCCGCGCTGCTGCTGGCTTGCGTGGACTGCATGAGACCACATGCGACAGTCTCGCCGGACTCCTTCTCCGCCATACAAACGCCGAAGGCCCTGAGAAATCAGGGCCTTTCGCGTTCTTGGGCCTGACGTCCCACACCCTGTCCCATACTCGGGGCGGCGCTTACGGCAGCATCCGCAGCCGCCCTGATCTTGTCGCCGACCCTCTCCCAACAGTCTGAGCGCCACCCCGCATAGTGCGGGCCTTCGTCCTGGTATCCGTCGCACGCCTCCAGCAGCTTTTCAAGCTGCTCGGGCGTCAGGTCGATCGTGATCCGAATCTGCTTGTCCATGTCCACCCCTCCCCGCCCGCGTCGGTTCGGGGCTGTTCGGTGGTCGGCTCAGACCACTGGATGTCGATCCTCTGGACGACCCACCATCCCGCAACGGCTATCGCGATCACGCCGACTGCTGCGAGCACCAGCAGAACCTTGAAACAGCCTTCGAGCCCGTCAAAGTTCGGGACCATCACTTACCCCTCCCTCGCCGCGCGGGCGGCGTCGTCTGCGGGCGGCTCTGGCACCCAATAGACTCGCCTGCTGCGCCCTGTGTATCCACATTCCGGGCAACCGCCGCCGTAGGATCGGTCCGGGTAGTAGCCCTCGTAGCAGCCGCTGCAAGCCTCCGACCATCGGATCAAGACATAGACCAGCGAGCCGGTGAGATTGCACGGCACTCCATCTTCCGGCGTCGCGTAGCGGCGGCGTCTATCGAGTCTGCCGCCGTGAAGCTGCTCGGCTTCCGCGATTGAAAGGTCACGCATGCTCATGACGGCTCCCTCGCCGCGCGGGCGGCCAGTATTTCGCGCGCCTTGCGCACGGGATCAAGGTCGCGCTCGACTCGACGCGGCAGGTCGCCGCGAGCTTTGACTTCGGCTTCGAGATCATCGGCACACTCGGCGCGGAGGCGGTGGGCAGCAGAGAGAACAGAGTCCGGGCAGTTCTTGTCAGCGCCAAGTGCGGAAGCGACAGCATCCCACTGAGCCTTTGCCTCGATCGTCTGTGGGTGCTTCATCCACTCCCGCTCTAACTCTGCGCGTGCGGCGTCCGACCTGCGCTGTAGCGCGGCCCGAATCTGTTCTGGCGCGTCTCGCTTGAAGTCGATGGATGGATGCGCGGTGTTGTCCTGCATTTCGCCATCGTCTCGATAGGCCCGCATTCCAGCGTGCGCACTGCAAAGCAAATCCCGCAGCGACTCGTTCTCGGCGCGGAGGAGGTCGCGGTCGGCCTCGGCTTCGGCCCGCAGCTCGTGCGCGGTCTTGCCGGCCACCCGCTGGACAGTGACCACAAAAGCTTCACCGGGTGCAGAGTGCTGAGAGGTGAAGCTGAGCTGCAGGTAATTCACAGCCGCGCTGTCGGCGTATTGCTTCGCCAGAATCTCCGCAAGCAGCTGTGCGCCACCGCCTTCAAGCGATAGAGAAAGCCCTCCGTTTTCGACAGCGATGTCGAGGATTCGAGTTCCGCCGGCTACTGCGTCGGCTATTGCGTCGGCAGCAATTTCACGCTGCCGACCGACCTCCCGCTCCAGCTCCGCGACCCTCTCACGCAGCGAGTCCCTGTCAACGGCGAGAAGCAAATATTCCTCCTGCGCTGCTGCCATTGCCTGACGAAGCTTCTCGCCCTCGCCGCACGCCTCGTCATAGTCGGCGCGAAGCTGGCGCACTGCATCGACAGCGCGAGGGGCAAGCCGCCAGTTTTCTTTGCCGTCCGGGTCGGACCCGCTCAGGCGGAAGCACTGGCCGAGCTGGTCCCGCAGCGGCCCCGCCACCTGCTCGTCGCAGGCCGCGAAACACTGAGCGCCGTAGTTCTCGACCTCTGCGCGCAGGCTTTGGTCGACTTCCTTCGCTTGCCTCCAAGTAAGCCAGCCCGAATCGCGCAGGGTAGTGCGCAGCTCCGGCTCTCCCGGCAACACCGGCCCCGCGTTGGTGTTAGTCATGGCGTGCTCCTATTCTGACTCAAATCGGGTTTCGCAGACATTGCATTCGTACAAATTGGGGGATTTCCTATCGGGCTTGTGGAATACGTTGCATCCGCAATTGCACCGAAATGGTTTCCCCCCCTACGCGGACTGTGAAGTTTTCAACATCCCCGGAAGTGGTGCGAACTGCGTTTGCGTAACGGTCATGGACAGGCAGACAATTCATTCTGGCGCGCTCCCGTAGACCTTGGCGATGGCGGTGTCCACTTTGCGCCAGAAAATGTTAGGCCCGCCGTGGGTTTCTTCGTCGATCATTTCCAACGCCTCCAAACACTCCAGCGCCCCGCATTCGGTGAGGGCGGCTTGGGCTGCAAGAATCAGATTTTCGCTCTCGTTGGCCCACAGCTCGCTGTCTGACTCTCGCATCTGCCGTGCGACTTCTCTGCACAGTCCGCGCGCCGCCTTCATCACCATCGGGTGGGCCGGGCCGCGGTCGTTTGTCGTGGTCATTCGTGTCTCCTGTTGATTTGCGAGGGTGGCCGGGTGCGAGTCCGGCATGGCGGTGAACAGGCAGTTGCCCCACATAACGTTGCCGCCGCGTGTCCTCTTAGCGGGTCGCCCCCGCGTGCAACACCCTCGGGCCTGAACCCTGTCGCCAAGGCGCAGGCCGGAGAGTGCCGCAAGGTGAATCGGAGTGCAGGCGGGTCCAGGGCGTCCCCCGTACAGCGCCGCGCGTGTGGTGTCGAACCCGGCATCTGCGGGGAGAGAGCAGGCCAGAGCCCACGCCCACCTGTGTGCATCCCCGTCAGTTGATCAGCCCGCTTCCACGCTGTTCCGCCCGCACTCCGATTGACCCTGCCATGTGCCGCGCCGGGCTAGGGCGCGGCGGCGCTCTTCCGCTTCTTCCGCTTCACCGCTGCGGCCGCATTGATGGCGAGACGCGCCAGGGCAACCCACCGCTTCGACCTCGGGTTTTCGTCGCTCATGATGCAAGCGCCCGAATATGCCCAGCCCTCGGCATTCATGATTGCCAAAGCTGCCGCCTCGACTTCCGCTCTCGTTGCCATACCGCCCTCCATCGTGAGTAGGCGCCCCGTAGGGCGTGTGTGTCGCTGTCTTGGGTCTGGGCACTTGCGTCGCATCAGCCGTTCGGTGTCACGGACGATATGCGCAGCGCCGGTCTATTCGCGATTAACCGCCCACCAGCAGGATTTCTATCCCTGCCCTTCTTCGTCTGCGGGACAAGCCCGCCGCCAAGTGCCCAGACCGAAAACAGCGCCCCGGTGTCGTCGGGGCGGTTGCCGTGTACGTCTCCGGCGCGGGGCTCTCACCGCCGTGGTGCCTTGGCCTGCATGCAGGGCGCAATTCCCGTCTGTGCCTTTACGTCGAACTGTTCAGCACGGGCTTCCCGACGTTGCCCGCCTTTCACGGCGGCGGGCTGCCGTCTTCGCTCACCTTCCCAACCAAACCGGAGCGCGGGAAGCTACGCAACCTTGGTTTCGTCCCTCCGGACTCTTCAGGCGTAGATGCTCCGGCCCGCCCTGCTACTTGCGAAGAATTGCAGGGGTATGCAAGTGCCGGCGCATCCCCGCCGGCTGGGGTGGTGGCCGGAGGCGAGCCCGGCTGTCTGGTGTATCCGTTACGGCCCTCTTGGAATCACAGGCACTGAGTCCTGCCGGGTATGGTCATCACCCACTATTGCCAGCACCTATCGGCGCATCGCCACTGCGCTATCACCACTGCCGCGACTCCCGCGGCGCTACGGCGGTCAGTCCGCCGCTTTCTCCAACTCCGTGCATTCGAACGACATCAGCGTCTGCGGCTTCGGCAGCAGGCTTCGGCGCACGGCGACCAGCAGGCACGACGGCATCGCCTGGCCGGGTTGCAGCTGCACGATGTAGTCACCAGTTGCGACGTCGCCGGGTGCGGGTCTGGCCCTGATCTCCAGCGTTGAGCAAGAGCCCACCAGCACCCCGCCGGACATCCCGACCAGGTACTGCGGATTGCAGGCCTCCGCGACGATGACGCGCGTCTCGGTCAGGATCTCGATGCGATGCTCGCCAGCCGGCTCGAAGCTGGTCGCGAAGATCAGGGCCAGGGCGATCACGGCCGGAAGTTCCCGCGGTAGATCTTGGCGCTGGCGCAGCCCGCGATAGTCAGACCGTCGCGCACGAGCGACACAAACTCCGTCGCGATTCGCTCCTGTGCGTCAGCCATCGCGACCACTCGCAGCACCAGCTTCGGCGGGTCGGTCATGGTGACGCTGAGGCGCAGGCGGAAAGCGACGGGCTCGAAACAGTCGAAGGGCTGGGCGGTGAAGATGAAGCCGCTCGGCAGCTGCAGTGCTTCCTGCTTCGCTCGGGCCTCGATCTGCTCTATTGCCGTGCGACTAGCCCCGAAATCGCTGTCTTCGTGCGTCTTCGTGCTGCCGGCCTTGATTTCGATGCTGCGCACCGCCTGGATGGCAACGCCCAAGTTCGGCCGGACCTCGTCGCCATAGAACGGCTGTGCGCAGTCGCTCCAGTCTTCCAGCCACTCAGCCAGCTGGCGCTGATTGAACTGCTTTCCGTCCAGTGCGAGCAGCGCGCGGTAGGCGCTGGTCGGCTGCAGGGTCAGGTGCGCACGGTCGTCGCCGTGGCCCGGATTGTGCTCGTCGCCGAGATTGAAGAAGGCCTCGGCCTTGCCGTTCTGGGCGTCGATGAACACGACAGGCGTGTGCAGGCGGCTCGCGGAGTAGCTGGTCAGGTCGGCGATGCTGCTGGTGGAGTAATTGCCGCGGTAGCGAGCGCGGCCCTCCTGCAGGTGCTCGATGTTCTCGATCGTCACGCCATCGCTGCCGGCGATCAGAAGCGCAGGGGTGTGGGTGTCCAGCGTCGTCGGCTGCACGGTGCGCTGGATCAGCGTCTGCAGCGACTGGATGGCCTCGTGTGTGAGTTCCATGGATCAGGTGTCCTGTGTGGGGTGTGGTGTTGCCGCGATCAGTTCGCGGTGCGAGGGGCAGGGCCCAGGTGGGAAGTCGCCGAGCCAGTGGCCGCGCCGGCGCCGAGCTCCATGCGGGTCTGGGTGTTCGGGAACAGGGACAGCGCGCCGCCTTTCGCGACATGCAGCGGCGTCTCGCTTTCGGATTCCTCGACGATGCGGCCGCGCGGCTTCGGCGTAACGCTCTTGAGGCTGTGGGTCACGGTGACCTGGTTGCTCTCGCCGATCTGCTTGACCGACAGCTTGATCGTGAGCTCGCCCTTCTTGCCGTGGGTCACGACGTTTGCGGCGATGTCGGTCAGGGCGTGGTTGATCTGTTCCTCGAACACGCCTGCATTGAGCTCGCCGAGCAGTTCGGCGAAGTTGGTTTTGCTACGGTCGGACATGGCTCGGCTCCTGGTGATTGGGGTTGCACGGTGACCGCACCGGCCGTGCCTCGGGTTGCGTGGTCGCGCTCGTGGGGGAGGTCGCGCGACCGACTGGCGGTCTCAGTTGTGGTTCTTCAAAAGGGAATTTCGTCCTCGAAGTTGTCCCCGCTCATGGGTATTCCGCCGGGCGGGAGTTCTTCGCGCGCTGGCGCCGACTGCTGCCGCGTGCCGCTGCGCTGCTGGCCGCCTTCGCTGCGCTGTCCATCGCCACCGGCGCCGCCGAGCATCTGCATTTCGCGGACGTAGATCTTCGTGGCGTACCGCTTGATCCCGTCTTTCTCGTATTCCTCGGTGCGCAGCTGCCCCTCGATGTAGACCTGCTTGCCTTTGCGCAGGTACTCGGCGGCGATCTCTGCAAGGCGCCCGAAGAAAACGACGCTATGCCAGTCGGTGCGGCTCTGGCGCTCGCCCGTCTGCTTGTCCTTCCATTCCTCGTTGGTGGCGAGGCGGGCGTTCGTGATGGCCGTGCCGGATGCGGTGTAGCGGGTTTCTGGATCGGCGCCGAGGGTGCCGACGATGATTACTTTGTTCACGCCGCGCATTGTTGTTCCTCAAACTTCTGCAGCAGGCCATGCAGCCCGCGTCGGATGTGGTAGTCGCGCAGCCGCTCGGCGTTGCTCTGCGGGCGTCGCGGCCTTGTCTTCCCGGTCACGCACTCGACCGGCAGGGACTGCAGCGCCATGCGTGCGGACTGGCGCATCAGCTCCTGGGCGTCAGCCTTCGGCAGGGGCGGCATGGTCGACCCCGTACAGCTGGTAGGCAGTTGGCCCGTTGGGCGCATCGCCAGTTCCAACATCAACGCCCAGAGCGCGCGGAAGCGGGTAGCGCGCCGGGTCAGTGGTGGCGTCAATGACGCGGCTGGACGTGATGCCCAGCTCCATGACCTCGACCGGCGTCAGCGGCTCGGAGACGATCAGGCTGGCCACGGCGTTGACTGCGCCGGCCTTGGTCAGAGCCTTGACGAAGTGCTCGGCGCCGGCCGGGCCGGTGACTCGGTACAGCTTCGGCTCTGTGGTTCGGGTGCGGGTTGCGGTTTCCATGGGTTCCTCTCGGGTGATCAGCGGCTGCGGACGGTGGTGGACTGCTCGGAGAAGACGCGGACGCCGGGAATGCTGGTCTTGCCCTTCATTCCTTGGACGGTGCCGCGGATGGCCTTTTCGTCGGCCTGCAGGTAGCCGATCAGCTCGGGGCGCTCGGCAGCGGCCTTGACCAGCGCGGCCAGGTCGGTGATCTCGAACTTCCAGATTTCGCGACTGCTCACGCCGGCGACCTTCGGCGCTTCGACTGCGACCGGCATCGGCGGCGGTGCGATCTCGGCAATCTCGGCGACCTCGCGCGCCTCCTCGGCCTGCTGCTGGGCGCGCTGAAGGGCTTCCGCATCGGCGCCTTCCTTCGCCAGCCGGTCGGCCTCCTGCTGCGCCTCGCGCGCCTTGCGGGCGGCTTCCTCGCGCTCGGCGCGGGCCTGTGCTTCCGCCTTTGCGCGGGCTGCTGCAGCCTCCTGCGCCTTCTTCGTCTGGTAGCCGCTGACGGCTTTGCGCAGAAGCCCCTCAGCCTCGCCCAGCATGTCGCCGGCCGGACGGAACAGGTCCATGATTTCGGCCTTCGCCTCGTCGAGCGGCTTCGTGTACTGCATGCGCAGCGCGGTCAGCTGCTTGCCGGCGCCGGCGATCTTGGTCAGCTCGTCGGCGGCGTAGGCCAGCGTGCTGTCGTCATCGACGGTGATCGCCAGGGCCAGCTCGCGCGCATCCTCGGCGACCGGAAGGGCCAGCGTGCTCACTGCTTCTCGGGCAGCGTTGATTGCGGCGCCGCCAGCGGCGAGACAAACAGGGTTGTGGGTGGTTTCGGCGATGGCGTTCATCGGCTGCGTCCTTTGTTCCAGTGCGTGTTTAATTTGGTGTATGCCGGGCATTTGCTTTCGGCTTTCATCACGTATGGGCGAATGTCCCTCGCCTTTACCTCAAAGAACTGCGCCCGATCCACGAAACCCATGCGCAGGTCGCTATCGCTTTCCTCGAACATTTGCCGCAGCTCCTCAAATCCGATCCAGCAGATCGGGATGGTTATTTCCCTTCTCATGCTGCCTTGGCTTGCCAGTTGTGCAGGGTCAGCGCGGCGAGAAAAACGCGCTGGTCCGCGGGATCGGTAAGGGGGATCAGGCGGAACTTGTCGTCGACCAGCTGCAGGGCGTAGCGGTCGATGCGGACGCCGGGCGGCAGTGCCATTTCTTCGCGCAGAGCGATTTCATAGCCGGCGGTCTGTGGGCCGGTGGTGCGCTGCACCTGGGCGACGCGCTTGGCGTCAACCAGTGCGCGCTGTCCGTGGATCAGCAGGTACAGGTCGAGCGTTCCAGCGAAGCCGTAGCGGCGACTGGCGACGCGCATTTCCGATCTCAGGATCTCGGCGCGACTCTCGACCAGAAACCGGCGCCACGCCGGCAGGTACTGCTCGATGCTCGGGTGCAGGCTCAACTCGTCGAGCACGCCCTGAACGTCCAGCTCGATCATCTTGTGCACGGCCGTTCCGATCTCGGCCGCGCGCTCCATGACCTCCTGAGAAACGCCGCGGTAGGCGTTCGCGGACAGTGGCGCCAGCACCTGGGTGACGCTGGGCAGCACGCGGCCGGTTTCGTCTCGGTAGGTGTGCGTGTCCTGGTCGAAGGCGATCACGACTCGGCCTTTTCTGCGAGCTCGCGCAGCGACTTCAGGGTTGCGGTGATGTTGGCCGGCGTGATGCTCGGGAACTTGGCCAGCAGTTCGGCCTCGTTGAGCCCGGCGCGCTGTGCGGACGCCAGCACCACCTTGCGCTGGCCCTCGGCCAGTTCTGACAGGCCGGCGCCGTCCTGCTGCTCGTTGTTTCCGGCTTCGCCGCCGAGAGGGTCGGAAGCCGGCGCCTGCTCGTGCTCGTGCTGGATCGCAGCAGCTGGCTTCGCCTTCGGCATCAGGTCGGTGGCTGGCTTGACCTCGGCGGCCGTTCCGTTGATCACGGTCGGGTCGTCCATTTCGTCGGGCGTATAGACGCCAAGCAGAGCCTCGGGAGCGTGGCGGCGTGCCCACTGGCGCGCGCCGCGGTAGGCCAGCATGTCGTCCGGCGACTTCTTCCAATTGCCGTTGTCGGTCTGCCACGCGCCGACCGTGCCCTCGATCGTGCGGTCTTCGTGCTCGCCGCGAAGACGGCCAATGACGCGCACTTTGCGGTTCTGGCCCTCGCCCGAATACTCGTAGCGCAGCCGGCCCTCAAGCACGCCCATGCTGTAGAGCACGGCGGCGACCAGCTTGCCCTCGTAACAGAGCTTGCCGCGCACCACGGACGTGCACTGAGCCACGCTCAGTGCGTCCATGCCCCAGCGCTGGGCCTGCATCACGACGAGCAGGCAGTCGCCTGCAGAGCCGCGCAGATGATCGGGCACCAGCTTCGCGGTGCTCAGGACTCGGGACAGGCTTTCAGCTTCGCCGACGTTGGTCGGCACGAGTGCGGTCATTGCATTCATCAGATTGCTCCAGCCCGCCAGAACAGCCCGGCGAGCAACAGAAGGGAAAGGGGCAGGGACACGCGCAGGTCGAGCAGGAAGCGCTCGGCGCGGTCGGAGAAGGCCATCACGGCGCGGTCAATCCTCGTAATCACGGGGACCGTCCTTCGCCATGCGGCGCGAGGCCTCGGCGTCGATGGCGTTGCGCAGGCTGCGGGCTACTCCCTGGACTGCAATAAGCGTCCGCACCAGCGGCGTGCCCTGCGGCAGTTTCTCGATCAGGCGTCCCAGCTCGTCGACGCAATCGGAAGCGCTGGCGAACACCATCGTCTGAACGTCGCTGTCCACCAGCCGGCACAGCGTCGCGTCGATGAATGCGTCGTCATCCTCTACTTCGGTCTGCGCGGCGAGCCAGCCATCGACGTCCGCCTCGTTCGGGTTGTCCGACATCAGGTGCGCGTCGAGCGATGCCATGGTCAGGCCGAGCATGCTCATGCGGCGGCCTGCTGCGATTCGTCGACAAGCTCCAGCCGAAGGCACTTCACGCCGGCAGCGCGCTCGCCGCGCCAGAACTCGCGAGTGGTGCGGAGGCGCACGCCGTTGCGCTCCCAATGAATCCAGCGCGCGTCAACCTCGACGATTCGCAGCGGCGTCGGCTCGACTTCTCGGCCATCCAGCGGTACGACGCACACCAGATCGCCAACGCGCGGGTCGGTTTCAACGTTGCGGCGGCTCATGACATCACCGGAATGCGGGCGATGACCGGGGCGATCACGCGGATGGTCGCGTTGTCGGTGCCGTAGGTGGTGTTGACCGAAGGGCCGCCGGCTTCGGCAGCGGCCTGAATCGCGGCGCGGCGGCCGGGGCTCAGATACAGGCCCGTGGCCTGGAATGCGTCGTCCCAGCTGCCGACAACTTGGCGAGCCGCGGCGTGCGCTGGCTTCACCTCAAAGATGAACTCTTGCATGTGCCTCTCCCCCGCCGGTCCACACCGGCGATGGGGAGAAGATAAGGCATGCCTTTCTGCCTGTCAACAGGCAAGCCTTATTTAGTTTCATCGCAGATGCGGCATGCCTTGCGTGGCATCTTGCGCGCTCCCCGTCTACGCTAAGCGGCCAGCCACAGGGCTTCGATCCATGACGTGGACGCTATTTCTGGCGTGGTCTGCCGTCTTTGCTTTCGCATCCGACCATGCGCGCTCGGCTAGAAACTTCCGTGGCGCCTCGCAGGCGTTCGAGACAATGCTCGGCCTGTCTGCGCTGCTTGCCTTGGTGGCGACGCTGGTTTTGCTGGTATGGATAGGCTGGGCCACGGCTTGGTGGTGGGCGCCAGTGCTGTTCGCGACCGCTTCAATTGGGGGCGGGCTGGCGCTTGGCTTCGCTCAGTCGCCCGGGGCGAGGCTTGCGGTCGCGCTTGCAGGATTCATCGCTTGGCCATTCTTCGCCGGGGTTTGCGTGTACCTGCTGCTCGCGGACTGATCCGCATGCGGGCGATCAGAGGCTGACGGGCGTCCACACAGCCCGACCAATGATCTGCAGGGCATCTTCCGCGATCTCCCACGGCGCGTACAGCGTGGAGGGGTTGTCGCTGCGCACGCGTACCAGGCCGCCCGGCAGCCGATCGAGCCGCTTCAGTAGCGTCTCGCCTTCGATCGCCAGCGCGTAGACGCGCCCCGACTGGATGCGCTTGGCGCTGGTGTCGATCACCACCGGCGCGCCGTCTTGGATGGTCGGCTCCATCGAATCCCCACGGCACCGCATCGTGTAGTGCGTGCGCGGGCTCCAGCCCTGAGCCTTGAGCCAATCGGCGCGGAAGGGCGTGGTTTTGTCCGTCCGCTCGATCGCGTCCGCGCTCGGCCCGCCGTGGCCGGCCGACAGGTAGGCGTCCAGGTGCGGCAAGAATCCGAACTCGCCTTCCGGCAGGTCTTCGGGCCGGTCCCATGAGCTGATTGGGCGCAGGTAGCCGGTTGGTGCGGCCGCCGGCCGCGTGCCGTGCGGCAGCCCGGAGCTGCGCCCGGTCAGTATCCAGTCCGGCGAGGTTTGCAGCGCCTCGGCAACAGCCATCAGGTTCGACCCTTCGATGGCCTTGGTCTTGCCCTTTTCCCAGTCGTGAACAGACGGTGGCTTAAGGCCGCAGCGCCGCGCCAGTTCGGCAACGGTCATTCCCAGTTCTTGCCGGCGCTGGGCGATCCGGGTTCCCCATTCAGTCATAAGGCAATCCTAACGCGCAGACGGTGAGGCATCCCTTGCAAGGCATGCCTTACGCGGTGTAAGGTGCGCCGCATGAGCGCAGACACCCCCACCCCGACACAGACCCTCGTCAAGGAGCTCGGCGGCCTGACTGCTGCTGCGCGCCTGTTCGAGATTCGGACGCCAAGCGTCACCGACTGGCTGAAGCGCGGCATTCCTGCCGCACGTCTTCAGACCCTCCGCGCATGGGCTCGCCTCCCCGATTCTGAGCCGCTGCCTGAGCCGACCATCACCCCGAAGCGGGTGCGGGCCGCCCTGCGCGCCGCGAACTTGGCAGAGCCGAGACGCCGGGCATGAGCGCCGAACTCCGCGACCTCCGCTCGAAGATCACGGTTGAGGCCGACTGCGCCCTCAGTGCTGTGAGCCAAGCCAGCGGCAAGGACAAGGCCGAGATTGTTCGGGACGTGCTGCATGCCTGGGCGCTCCAACAGATCGACGAGGCCATGCTGCTCCAGCGGCTGTTGATGCGCGAGGGACTGGCGCGGGAAGTTCAGGGCGCGGGAGGGAATCGCGCATGACTGCTCAGTTTAGTAACGAATTCACGGGGGCGCGGGCATGATCGGCGCCAAGCGCATGACCGCGGCCGAGCGCGAGCACATCGGCCGAGTGAAGGCTACCGCATGCCTCGCGTGCCAGATCGAAGGCGTCAATGCCGGCACCGGCAGCGAGGCGCATCACCTGCTCAGCGGCGGGCGTCGCATCGGACACATGGCAGTCGTGGCGCTCTGCCCGTGGCATCACAGAGCCGTGCCGCTGGACCGCTGGACCGCGCCCGAAATGCGCGCGGCGTTCGGCCCGAGCCTCATGGATGGCAGCAAGCCCTTTCGGGCGCGTTACGGCACCGACACCGAACTGCTGGAAATGCAGCGGCGATTGCTGGAACGCGCCGCATGAGCCCGCACGCCGACCCCAAACAACTCGACTGGATGGCCCGCTGCATCGCGTGGGCCGACGTCGAGCACACCCCCGAACAACTCGAAGCGGCGGAACGCGCACTCGCGCAACCGCCGCGCACGCTGCGGCAGGAATCGCTGCCGCTGTCGTGATGGCTACCGCCCCGGCTACATCCGCGGAGTCATGACCGTGGAGACAGCCCAGCCCTCAGGGTTGCCGGGTAGCGGTTTCTGGTGAGGGCCAGAGGATCGACATGGAACAGCAGCAGACCGAACCGCAGCCGCCCTGGATGGCCTACCACCCGGGCCAGAACTGGCCGACCGAAAGCCTGACCATCGTCAGCGTCACGTCGCGCACCGGCATGACGAAATCGAGCTGGTACAGGGCGATTCAAGCCAAGCGCGCGCCAGCTGCGCGCCTGCGCGGCGGCCGCGCTGTGTGGGACTCGCGCGAAATCGAGGCCTGGAATCGCTGGCAGATGGACACGCTGCCGCGGAGGGCTGGGTGATGTCAGCCGACTGGATCAAGATGCGCGCGAACCTGTGGGACGACCCCCGGGTCGCCGCGCTCTGCGACGCCTGCGACTGCGGCGAGGCCGTAGCCATCGGCGCGCTGTACTGGCTGTGGGCCGCAGCGGACCAGCACTCCGAGGATGGGATGCTGCCGGGCATGACGTCGCGGCAGATCGACCGCAAGACTGGCGTTCCTGGCTTTGCTCAGGCCGTCGCGGCGATCGGTTGGCTGGAGCTGTCCTCAGATGGGGCGCGAATCGTCCGCTTCGAGGAACACAACGGCACCAGCGCAAAGCGCAGATCGTCCGAGTCTCGTCGCAAAATGTCCGCACGCGATGCGGACAAGTTGCGCGCAGCGTCCGCATTCGATGCGGACAGCCAGCGGACTGGCAGCGGAAGTTATGCGCACCTAGAGAAAGAGAAAGAACAAGAGCAAGAACCCCCCTATATCCCCCCTTGCGGCGAGAGCGATCCCGCCGCTGCCGCGGCGGCCTCACCGGGTGCGCCTGCGGCTGAACAGCCGAAGCCGAGAGCCAAGCGCGAGAGCAAGCCGCTTCAGGCCCTGCGCACCTTCCGCGCCGACGGCGGCCTGCTGGTCAAGGCCGGCGAGGATCCACTGCTCGACTACATCGACCGCATCGGCCTGCCCGAGGACTTCCTGCGGGTCGCTGTGCACGCCTTCGACCAGCGCTTTCTGCACACGGACCAGAAGCAGCGCGACTGGCCGGCGCACTTCCGCAACGCGGTGCAATCCAACTGGTTTCGCCTGTGGTGGGACGACGGCGGGACGTGGCGGCTGACCACGCAGGGCAAGCAGGCCGAGCGCGAGCTGCAGGCCCTGGCTGAGCAGCAGCGGGGTGCGGCGTGAGCGCTTGGGAACCCAACACCGGCGCCACCGACGAGTGGTACACGCCGCGCGGCGTCTTCGACGCTCTGGCCGTTCGCTTCGACATGGACGTGGCCGCGCCGCGCGAAGGTCCGCGTCATGTTCCGACGTCACGCTGGCTGTGGCGCGACTCGCTTGAATCCGCATGGTCCGGCTTCGTGTGGATGAATCCGCCCTTCGGCGCTCGCAACGGGCTGGAGCCGTGGCTACACAGGTTCTTTAATCACGGCAACGGCGTGGCGCTCACGCCTGATCGCACATCGGCGCCATGGTGGCAGCAGGCCGCTCGACAGGCCGACGCGATCTTGCTGACGGATGGGAAAGTGAAGTTCGAACGGCCCGACGGAACAGTCGGCGCATCGCCGGGCGCGGGCGTCACCCTGTGGGCTGCTGGTCCGCTTGGCGTGATGGCGCTGCTCAATGCGCAGCGCGCAGGGCTTGGCTGCGCCTGGGTTCCCTTCAGGGGTGCCGCATGAGCGCAAAGCCAATCACTGCCGGCGCCAAAGCCGAGCGCGCCCTGCTTCACTGCCTCGTGACCGTGCCGGCCTGCTGGTGGCGCGTTGCTGGCAAGGTCGAATCTCGGCACCTGGCGGCGCCCGCGCTGCGGCAGGTGTTCGAGCTGGTCGGCCAGTGCATTGACCGCAACAGCGCCTGCGACGTCATCGAAGTGCTGGAAGCCGCCGAGCACGAGGGCAGCGAGCTGCGCGACGTCGTCAGTGACCTGCTGAGCGACTTCGCGGCCGTGGCCAACGTCGAGCACTACGCGGACCTGGTGCGAGACGCGAGCACGAAGCGCGAGCTGCAGGCCGCGGGGCACGCGATCGTGCAGGCAGCACAGGAAGCGCCGACCGCCGCCGATGCCATGAGCGACGCCCAGCGCGCGCTGTCCGCGGTGATGACCGCGCAGCCGGCGACTTGGGTCGGCGCGAAGCAGGCGGCGAAGCTGGCTTATGCCGAGTTCAAGTCCCGCCTGTCGGGCGCGAAGTCCAGCGGACTGCCGACTGGCTTTGCTGACCTGGACAACTTCATCGAGCTGGAGCCCGGCCGCGTCTACGGCATCGGCGCACGCCCGAAGATCGGCAAGTCGGTGCTGGCCGCGAACATCGCGTGTCACCTGACGTTCGAGCTGGGCAAGTGGGGTGCGATCTGGACCGGCGAAATGGGTGTGCGCGAGTACGCCGAGAGGATCATCGCGCACCGCGGGAACGTCACGCTGAAGGGCATCAAGTCTCCGAAGGACATGCTCGAAGACGAAATGCGCCGGTTCACCGCGGCGGTGCAGGCGCTGGCGGACTCGCGCATCCACATCACGGACGCGACCGACGTCACGATCGAGCACATCGAGGCGCAGGCGCGGTTTCTCCACGCCCGCGGCGAGCTCGACTATCTCGTCATCGACTACCTGGGCTTGCTGAAGCTGCCCAAGGCCGACCGACACGACATCGCGATCGGGCACATCAGCCGGCGCTGCAAGATCATCGCGAAGGATCTGAACATCCCCGTGATTCTGGTCTTCCAGTTGAACCGCGCCAGCGAGACGGGCACCACTGTTCGCCCGCCGCGCCCCAGCGACGCGCGCGACTCCGGAAACATTGAGCAGGATCTGGACGTGATGCTGCTGCTGCATCGCTGGTCGGTCTACGACCCGACAGCAGAGCCAGGCCTGCGCCTTGAAGTCGCGCTGAACCGCAGTGGCCCGACCGGGCTGGTGAAGCTGGGCGACCGCCTGAGCACTGCGAGTTTCCTGAGCCTGTACCACGGCGTTGCCGCTGATGATCCGTTCTGGACGCGGGGCAGCGCGTCGAGCAAGCCGCAGCAGCGGGGTGGGATGTGAACCTGATCATCAACGGAACCTTGAGCCTGCAGAAAGCGCAGAAGCAGCTGGCCGACGCATGGGAGAAGCACAAGTTTCTCCGGATCACCATCGCGTGCGGATACGACAGGAGCGTCGTGCAGAACCGCTTGTCGCACGTCTGGTATCAGCAGGTCGGCCGGGAAACCGGCGACAGCCCGGCCGAGGTTCAGGCCTTCTGCAAGCTGACGTTCGGCGTCCCGGTGCTGCGCATGGAGTCGGAAGACTTCGCCCGCAGCGCCGAGTACCTGATCGACCCACTGCCCTACGAGCAGCAGATCGAGGCGATGCAGTGGCTCCCGGTCACGCGCCTGCTGACCGTGCAGGGCATGACCACCTACCTGACCAACATGCAGCACTACTACGGGCGCCATGGCATCGCGCTCGCCGGCTTGGAGAAACAGCACTAATGAGCGCACAACTCAAGCCCGCCGAGCGGGCCCGCATCCGCAAAATGAGCTACGCCCTGCGCGACGCGAACCGCGTCGAGGTCGCAGCGAAACAGTGGCGGGGCAGAGTCCTCGTTGCGCTCGCTGATGGCCCAGCCACGCGCTACGAGCTGGCTGTCGAGCTGTGCGGCCGAGGCACAAGCCCGAGCACGCCCACGAAAAACGCGATCGACTCGGCTTTGCGCAAGCTGATCGCCGAGGGTCTGGTGCGGGAGCGGCCAGAACTGGAGCCGGGCGGCCGCCGCGTGCGCGTCGAGCCCGTGGTGGTGCTGGAGCTGGTCGAGCAGGGGAGTGCGGCGGCATGACCACTCCGAGCGAGACAGTGCAGGCGGCGCAGCGCCTGCTGGCAGAGCGCGAGATCGTCGGGCTGGCGAAGTACGGCACGACGGTGGACCGCACGGACCTGCAGGCCGGCGACTGGCTGCAGCATGCGATTGAGGAGGCTTCGGATCTGCTGCTGTATTTGATCAGGCTGCAGCAGACGGCGGCGGGCTTCATGCCGCGCGTCACAAGTCCCTTCACAAGCGACGATGGAGACGCGCCAGTTGAAGACCCCGACCGCGCCGCCTACCTCGCCCGCTGGGCCAATGCGCCGGCTGAGGCGACGCATCTGAGCGAGGACAGCAAGGGGATTGCAGACTGGTGGAAATGTGAGCCGAAGCAATACGTGGAGGGAGACGGCCACAAGATCTGGATCGGTGCGCACTACTGCAGGCCTGCGCCTACGTCAATCCTAGGCCGCGTCGCCTGCGAGCCGCGCCCTGGGGCGGAGGGGGAGCGGTGAGCGCGCAAGCGAAGTGCCGTCGCGCGTTGCGTTGGTCCGGCCTCTGGCTGTTCGCATGGCCTGCCTTCGTCTGGATGTGCGCGTGGCTGCACGGGGACTTCCCTGAGATTGTCGCAGCTCTCGCCTTGGGCCTTGGAGCGCTGAACGCAGCCTCGCACGCCTTCGACGCTGGGCGCCTATCGACCGAACGGTGGCGCCAGTGAGCGGCATCTACAGCCAGCCCGTGCAGCACCCCGGCAAGCCCGAGAACGCCATGCGAGCGCGGGCTGGCCTGCGGCCGCTGTGCTTCGACCGGCCGGGCTTTCCAGAGACTCAGACCGTCAATGACGGCTGGACATGGGACGGGATGCGTCAGCTTGAATCAGTGCGAAATCCGATGTCCAAGCACTGCGCGTCGTGGTCTGTCGCAGCCCACGAAGACCCAGCAACCGAATCCGTGCCCGGGCGCGAGTCTTGGCGATGCCTCGGCTGCCGGCACATGCCAACCGATCCGCGCGTGATCGAGCGCGCCCGGCTGTCCGAATGCGCGACCCCGACGACGACATGACCGGCGACCTGTTCGCGCCAGCGCAACGGAAGCGCGGCACCGGCTGGTGCTGGCTCTGCCAAGGCGAACGCGAGTGCGACGAGCCAGAACCCTGCTACCCAGAAGAGACAGACCAGTGACCCCAAAGCTTAGATCCAAGGCCAGATCGATCGCCGCCACAGTCAACGTCAGTGGTGAACCTGCCTGCGTGTGGATTCTTGACCGAGGCGCTGACGTCGGCAGCGGCCCTGAATACCCGCCACGCGTTCCGTTCGCCAAGCACGTCGGCCGCTATTCGGCGCCGTGCTCGCATGGGGACATTGCAGACGACATCGAGCACGTCCTCGACGAGCTCGCACACAACCCGAAGCCGGGGCAGGGCCCGCGAGGCAAGCCGAGGAAGGCCACATGACCAACGTGATCAAGCTCAACACCCGCAGCAAGAGCCCGGCCGACCTGCTTGAAGTGCTGCGACAGAAGATCGAAGCGGGCGAGGTCGAGGTGCTGATGTTCTGCATAGTCGACACGGCCGGCTGCACCAGCACCCGCTTCTCGACAGCGTCCGTGCACACGCTTCTCGGCATGGCCGCGGTCGTGGACTTCGACGTCAAGCAGTCATGCCTCGGCGGTGACTCGTGAGCTGCGCCACTGAGCACGAAGAAGCCAAGGCCCTGGTACAGGCCGTGACACTCAATGAAGCCCGACACCCTGAGCTGCGCATGCTGTTCGCCGTCCCCAACGGCGGCGATCGGCACAAAGCCACGGCCGGAAAGCTGCGCGCCGAGGGCGTCAAGCCCGGCGTGCCCGACTACGTCCTACCCGTCGCCCGAGGCGGGTTTCATGGCCTGGTGATCGAGCTCAAGAGAGAGCGCGGCGGCCGCACATCAGGGGAGCAAGAACAATGGATCGAAGCATTCCGGCAGCAAGGCTGGCGCGCGGAGGTGTGCAAGGGCTGGATTCAGGCCCTGATGGTCCTGTCCGACTATCTCGGGGTCAGGCTCGCAGGCAGCGAGCTGGGCGAACACTCGAGTACCGGACAGTCCCCGTCGCCGAAGTCTGGTCGGCGATCCTCGCCGCAGACCCGGCGCTCAGCCCCTGGCTGCGCTGGCGCATCCCCGATCCGAGCGAGCAGGGCGTGGAAGTGGTGACCTACCGCTGGATAGCCGAGATCTGCCGCAGGGAGCTGCACATGGCCGGCTGCTCACTGCGCGCCGGAACCGAGTACCGATGGGCGAGCACGATCATGCTGGACATCGGGAGACAGAAGCCCCTCGCCGCGTACTTCCGCGTCTCGTACTCGGGTGCGAACTACCAAGACTGGATGCGGCGCGGGCTAGATCGGCCGTATAGCGCGGCGAAGGCTGTCGTAGAGCGGGCGATATCTCGGATTGAGGGCAGCATCAAGGTCGAAGTGCCTTCCGGCTTAGGGCTGCGACGCATGATTGTTGCGCGATAAGGGAGCTTCCTTCCCTAAAACGGCGTCATCTGGTCGATTGACGCAACAATAATTCGACCTCGCCGAGTGGATATGCAAGGAAGTTGCGTGGAGCGTTCCGCCAGCGCAACGATCCAACGCCTTCAGGCCAGTTGCTGCAATTAAGTGCCGGCCGCTCTCAGTGCGCGAACCTCGCCAAGCCCGGCATGGATGCGGGGCGCAACCCCAGGGACGGGGCCGGGGCGGTCGGTGCAACGCCGGCCGCCCCGCTTTGACGAGGCGAGGTGAGGCGAGAGCATGGACTTGACGACGTTTCTGACGATTGCGGGCGGCTTGGTGACGGTGGGCGGAACCATCGTCGGCTGGGTGCTGATCCTGCAACGCCGCCTGCATGAGCTGGACAAGCGCGTGCAGAGACTGGAAGACACCAGCGTCAAAACGCCCGAGCTGGCCACGGCAATGCGCGAGCTGCGCGAGTACCTGGACCGGCGATTCAAGGAAATCGAGCAAGACCTAGAGCCGATCAAGAGGCGCCTTGCGGTGCTGGCTGACCGCGAGGGCCTGGAAGAGGGCGGCTACGAGGGTCCGAACGCGAGAGCGAGGGCCCGGGCGGGTGGATAACGGAGACGACAACCTGCCGGCGCTGCTGCGTGCCCTGCGCGGCAGCAACACCACGACGGTCAACGTCAACGCTGGCGGCGTAGGCGTCTGGCTATGCCTGACGGCCCTGTGCGTCGTGTGCGTCGTGTCAGTCATGACCGCAAACGAGCGGGCCAAGGACGTGGCACGCCAAGACAGAGAAATCAGCGACCTGCGCGACGACGTGCAGGCCCTGAACGACTACCTGAGCGCCATCTACATGCAGGCGCCGCACTTGAAGCCGAAGGAGCCCGAGCAATGAGCCGTCCGACCATCATCATCATCACGCCACCGCCGCCGGCTGAAGAGCTGGCCGCGATCGTCGCTGCGCTGGCGGCGACCCCACTGCCGACGGCGCCGCCGACCAGCCCCCCCGCCGCGGAGCGTGTCGAGTGAAGCCGCAAAGCAAGGTCATCGGCGGCGGCGCGGCCGCGGTGATCATCGGCGCGTCCGCGATCCTCATGTCGGGCGAAGGGCTGGTGCTGCGCACCTACGGTGACCCCGTGTGGGGCGAGCGCGTGCCGACCGCCTGCGTAGGCGAGACGGGCCCGCATATCCGCATGGGCCAGACGTTCACGCACGAGCAGTGCATGCAGATGCTCGGCAAGCGGGTCGAACTGTCCTGGCAGCGGATCGATCGCTGCTTGCAGCGCCCGGTGCCGGTCAATGTGGCCGTCTCGCTGGTGGACCTGGGATACAACGTCGGCGAGCAGGCCGTGTGCGAAAGCACGCTGATGCGTCAGATCAATGCCGGTCAGCCGCCGGCCGTCTACTGCGAGCAGTTTCGCCGCTGGGTGTTCGTCGGCGGCCGAGATTGTCGCGTTCAGAGCAACAACTGCCGGGGCATCGTTGCGCGAAGGGAACACGCGCGCTCGCTGTGTCTCGGAAACGTCCCCGTCCCTCGATAGGAAACCCCCATGCGCACCTTGATCCTGATCCTGTTGATCCCCCTGCTGTCGGGCTGCATCGCCGGCAAGCAGCAATACGACAGCTACCTCAACACCAAGACCGAGATTGCAAAGCAGGAGGCCGTCGAAGAGCAGAAGCGCTCGGAGCGGTGGCAGGCTATGGCTGAAGCCTGCAAGGGCGACTCCGACTGCATCAAGGACGTGGCCCGAGAGGCGACGCTATCCGACGCGTTCGCAGCGCTCCAGAAGTCTGGCGGCGGCGGGAGCGGCGACATCCAGCAGTTCCAGGTGCAGGCGCATCCGGCGACGGCGGCGCTTACCTCGTTGGGCGGCGTGGCGCTTCAGCAGGGCATTCAGGGCGCCGTGCAGATCCGGCAGAGCGACAACAACGCGGCGGTCGCGATCAACGCCAACACGATGCAGGCGCAGACGCAGCAGGCAGCCATCGGCCTGGGCATCGCCGCGGTCAACAGTTCCGCGGGCGCGGTCACTTCGGTCGCGAACATCCTGCCCAACCTGGCGCCGACGCAGACGTACACGTCGGGCGGCCCGATGGCGCTCGGCAACCAGAACATCGGCGATCAGGTCGGCCGAGACAACGTGCGCGACGGCTCGCAGGTAGGCCACAACACCGGGCCGATCAACACCGGAACTCAGAACCGCGGCGGCGTGATCGGCAGCGGTCAGATTGGCAACGGCAGGCAGAACGCGCCCGGCCCGTTCACCGACAACAACAACACCGGCCCTCGATGCTCCGGCGAGCTGTGTCAGCAGACCGTTCCGCCGCCGCCTGTTGATCCGGAGGGCGAGTGATGCGAGCGCCCATATCGCTCCCCGAAAGCGTAGGCGGCGAGCCGCTGCTTGCCAAACTGATGAAGCTCTTTGGCGAGTTCTCGCTGGTGCCGTTTGAAGCTCAGCGAAGCCGCGAGCTGCGGCTTGATGATGTGAAGCTGGCGGTGGCGTATCGCGACGCCACTGGACAGGCGCCGGGCTCCCATTGGGTGACTGTGCTGGTCGACCAGCGGTCTGAGGACGTCACTGCAGAGCGCTTCCGCGAAGCCCTGGCCGAGAAGTTCCCAGAGCGAGCGCCGAAGCCGAAGCCTGCCGAGGCGCCGCGCGTCACGCCGGCCGACATCGAGGCAGAAATCGCCAGCGAGCACTACTTCACGGCAGCCGATGGCGCGTACCAAGCTGGTCGAGGCAGCGATTACACCGAAATCGAATGGGCAGCGATCAAGGGCCCCCTGGGTCTGCTGACCTTCTGCGTCCTGCTGCTGCGCAACGGCTGCAAGGTGGTCGGCATCAACCACGGCCCGGTCGACCCGGCCAACTTCGATGCCGAGCACGGCCGCCGCGACGCGCGCGAGGACGCCATTCGACAGGTCTGGCCGCTGCTGGGCTTCCGTCTCCGCGATCGGCTGGCCAGTGAAGCCCCTCAACCCTGAAGCCCGCTGCAGCCGGTGCCAGCACTGGCGAGCAGCAACCTACGCCTGCGCCCTGTCGCCCCCGGGGCGCTGGCTTCCGTTCTGGGGCGATAGCGGCACGCGATGCCGCGAGTACGAAAGGCAAGGAAGCCGACACCATGATCCAGATACCCGCGTTGAAGCTGGCCGGCTGGCCACTTCTGTCGCTGGGCCTGGTCGCTCTGGGCTCGATCGCGTTCAACACGATCCTGCTGTACCAGACCGGCCGGCTCGCGAACCAAGCTGAAACCGCGGCAGATGCCCGCGAGTACATCGTCCGCACCGAGCTGGCTGTGGCCGACAACAACGCGCTTCGAACGCACATCGGCCTGTCGGCGCTGGTCACCGGCTGGCTGGCCTCCGACCGAGTCGAGATCATGAAGGGCCTGAACGCTGTGGCAGAGCGTGCGCAGGTCCGAGACGTGCGATGGCGTGACCGCGACGTCCCGGCGCCTGCCTGTGGGCCGGGTCAGGAGTTCGTCGACGCGACCAACGAGCTGATCGGGGGTGAGCCGTGATCCGCCGGCTGCTGGCCGACTGCATCGATTCCGCCTTCCGCGAGGACATCCGCGAGACGTGCGCGCGACAGGATGCGTCTCGCCTGTACGCATGGGTGCGCCTGGGCGCCCTGCTGCTGCTGGCGATGGCCCTGGCCGGCTGTGATCGCATGACGCAGACGGTGACGCGCCCCACGCCGCCGCTGGCCGTCATCTGCGACGAGGCCTGCAAGGCGCCGTGTCCGGAAGTGGCCGCGATCCGCTGGCAGCCGCCTGACGTCAACTCTGGCGAGGCTTGGAAGCTGCTGGTGTCCGACGTGGTCGCGAAGCTGGTCGAGTCCGGCGAGCAGTGCGAAGAGCAGCGCGCCGCGTGCAGCCGCTGCATCCAGACGATCGAGCGCAGCGGGCGCGTGTGCGGCACCTTCGAGGCCTGCCAGTGAGCGCGCGCAAGGGCAAGGCGCCAGCCAAGAAGTCGCCGAGCGACGCGCCGAAGAGGGGCCCAGGCCGCCCTCGCAACCCGCCCAAGCCGCCGCCGCCGCCAAAGGAGGAATCCGCGCGTGCTGGCGGCCTGAAGGCTGGCACCGGCCGCGGGCTCTACCGCCCCGAGTACGTGTCAATCGCTCGAAAGATGTGCCAGATGGGCGCGATCGACAAGGATCTGGCCGAGGCGTTCGGTGTGTCAGACAGGGCCATCAAGGACTGGCGTGCCGCGCATCCCGACTTCGCCGAGGCTTGCGCGATCGGCAAGGAGGCAGCCGACGACATGGTCGAGCGCGCGCTGTTTCACCGCGCCATCGGCTACGAGCACCCTGCCGAGAAGATCTTCAACAACAACGGCACCATCGTCCGCGCGGAAACGGTCGAGCACTACCCGCCCGACACCGCGGCCGCGTTCATCTGGCTCAAGAACCGCAAGCCAAAGAGCTGGCGCGACAGGCAGGAGATCGAGGTCACCGACCTGACAGCAACGGGCGAGGCTCTGCGCAAGGCGCGCGAGCGGCTGAAGAAGGCACAGGGCAGCAGTGACGCCGGCTGAGCATGCAGCCATGTGCGAGGCGCTGGCCGGGTTCGAGTTCGACCCGGTCGGCTTCGTGCATTGGGCCTATCCGTGGGGTGAGCTTGGCACAGCGCTGGAGCATGACGTCGGTCCTGAGCAGTGGCAGATCGATCACCTGAAGCGGATCGGCGGCGAGCTGCTGGCCGGTGGCGACTTGGGCGCCGTGGTCGAGGAAGACACGCCCGCAGGGCACGGCGTCGGCAAGTCCGCCGTCGTGTCTTGGCTGATCCATTGGGCGATCAGCACCCGCGAGAACACCCGCGGCGTGGTCACGGCGAACACCGATACCCAGCTGCGCACGAAGACGTGGGCCGAGCTGGGCAAGTGGCATCAGCTGTTCATAGCTCGAGAACTGTTCACCCTGACCGCGACGGCGATCTACTCGTCCGACCCGGGCATGGACAAGACCTGGCGCATCGATCAGATCCCATGGAGCAAGGAGCGCTCCGAGGCCTTCGCAGGCCTGCACAACAAGGGCAATCGCATCCTTGTGGTCTTCGACGAGGCTTCGGCGATCGATGACAAGATCTGGGAAGTCACCGAAGGCGCGCTCACCGACGAGCGAACCCAGATCATCTGGGCGCGATACGGCAACCCGACCCGCACATCCGGTGAGTTCTACCGTCGTTGCAACAAGCCGCGCAACAACCACGTCACCCGGATCGACTCGCGCACTGTCCGCTTCACAAACAAGGCGAAGATCGCGGATTGGATCGACGAGTACGGCGAGGACAGCGACTTTGTGCGCGTCCGCGTCCGCGGCATGTTCCCGCGCGCCGGCGCCAGCAACTTCATCAGCGCCGAAATGGTCGAGGTCGCGCGCCGCCGCGTGATTCCCCTCGGCGAGTACCAACTGTGGCCGAAGATCCTGAGCGTAGACCCGGCGCGATTCGGCGACGACTGGACGAAGATCACGCTTCGCCAGGGGTACAAGGTCCACTGGCAGAAGGGCATGCAGGGATTCGACGGGATCGACGTCGCCGGCCGCGTGCGCGAGCTCTGCGAGGCAAACCCGGGCATCAAGTTCCTCGTATACGACGCCAACGGCAACGGCGCGGATCTGGATTCGGCGCTGCGTCGCATGTCCGGCCTTCCCGAGCTGGTGCCGGTCATGTGGGGCGTCCCTGCGAAGGACAGCAAGCAGTATTTCAACCAGCGCGCCGAGTGCTGGGGTCGCATGCGCGAGTGGCTGAAGTACGCGGACATCCCTGACGACGACGAGCTGGCCAACGAGCTCACAAGCCTCGACTACGGGTATGACTCGCAATTCCGTATCCAGCTGCAGAGCAAGCGCGACATTAAGCGGAATGGCGGCAAGAGCCCAGACGGAGCCGACTCGCTGGCCCTGTCTTTCGTGATCGACACGCTCGACATGAAGGCCACCAGCGTCAAGGCGCGGCCGGTGCAGCCGCGCAGGATTGTCTAAGGGAAGGAACCCATGGCAGGCAACGGATACGGGCTGATCGCAGTCCTGAACAACCAGCAGCTGGACGAGCGCAATGCCGCGATCCAGCAGCAGCGCAGCGGGATGATGCCGTCTTCAGACCCCTATGCCGGGCTGGCAGACCGATTCAGCAGCTACGTCCGGACGTGCTTTCAGCAGGCGAAGGACGCGCGCAACCACATCGAGCTGCAGATGCTCGAAGACCTGCGCCAGCGAGAAGGCATCTACCCGCACGACAAGCTGCACGAGATCCGGAAGCAGGGCGGCTCCGAGATCTTCATGATGCTGACCAACAACAAGTGCCGCGCGGCCGAGGCGTGGATTCGCGACGTCATCTTTCAGCCAGGAGAGCGGCCTTACTACGGCAAGCGCACTCCCGTGGTCGAGCTGCCGCCCGAGCTGATGGATCAGCTGGCGCAGATGGTCGTGGGCGAGGCGCAGGATGCCATTGCCTCCGGGCTGGTAGTCACTGAGCGCGAGGTATTCGAGCGCGCCCAGGCTGTAGCGCGAGAGACGAAAACGCGGATGGAGCAGGAGGCCGATCGCCGCGCCAAGCTGATGGAAGACGCGATCGATGACAAGTTCCTCGAAGGCGGCTTCTATGACGCATTGGAGTGCATGATCCCCGACCTGGTCGCGTTGCCCTGCGGCGTGCTCAAGGGCCCGGTGATCCGCAACAAGCGAAAGCTGAAGTGGGCGAAAGACCCACGAACAGGCAAAAGCACCCCGCAGGCCATCGACGAGCTGACGCCCTGCTACTACGCGCCGAGCCCGCTGGACCTGTACCCGAGCGCGGATAGTCGCAGCCCTGACGATGGCTTTCTGATCGAGCGCATCCCCGTCCGCCGCCGCGCGCTCTACGCAATGATCGGCGTGCCGGGCTACAAGGAAGAGGCGATCAGGGCGGCCCTGAGCGAGTACCAGAAGGGCCACACGCTCGAAGTCGGCTTCGATCAGCAGCGCCGCGAGATCGAGGGCGCGCGCAACTGGCAGCTTGCGCCAGACAAGGCCATCGACGTGCTGGAGTTCCACGGCAGCGTACCGGGCGAGCTTCTGATCGAGTGGGGCATGGAGCCCGAGCGTGTGCCGGACCCGGATGCGGACTATGAGGTCACCGCTTGGCTTGTCGGCCGCTTCGTCGTGCGCTGCGTGCTCAACGAGGATCCGCTGCGCCGCCGACCGTACATGATCGCGAGCTACGACAAGATCAACGGCAGCTTCTGGGGCCGCGGCGTGCCGCGCCTGATCCGCGACAGCCAGGACACCTGCAATGCCGCAGCCCGGTCGCTGATCAACAACATGGCCTTCGCCTCTGGGCCCATGTACGAGGCCGAGATGGATCGGCTCGCCGACGGCGAAGACCCGACCGTTATCTATCCGTGGCGAGCGTTCCAGACCAAGGCCAGCGGCACGACACCGGCGCCGGCGATCCGCTTCTTCGTGGTTCCGAGCATCGCGAACGAGCTGATGCAGGTCTACCAGTTCTTCAGCCAGCTGGCAGACGCCTACAGCGGCGTGCAGAGCTTCGAGCACGGCCAGAACCAGACCCGCGGCGCAGCTGGCACCGCCAGCGGCCTGAGCATGCTGTTCAACGCCGGCAGCCGATTGGTCAAGCGGGTGATCGCGAATATCGACCGCTGCATCGTCGGCATGGTCGAGCGCACGCACACGCACATCATGCTGCACGCGCCCGAGCACTACATGAAGGGCGACATCGAGGTCGAGGCCCGCGGCGCTACTGCGCTGCTGGTGAAGGAGACGCAGCAGATGCGCTTGGCCGAATTCATGGGTGCGACGGCGAACCCGATCGACGGTCAGATCATGGGCGCCGAGGGTCGTGCGGAGCTGCTGCGCGAGGCCGTCAAGGCGCTTTCAATCGACCCGGACAAGGTGATCCCGAGCGAGGACAAGATGCGCGCGCAGATGATGATGGCGCAGATGCAGGCCATGGCCCCGCAGGCCCAGCCAGGGCCCGGACAGGGCTCTGCGTCGCGCGAGCTCACGCCGGCTGGCGATGACGCGGGCGGCATGAATCTGGTCAGCAATTAAGTGCCCGAGGAAGCGCATGCGATTCAATGAGGACGAAGTCATAGCTCTGGCGCGACTGGAGCATGACCGCAGTTTTGACGTGGTGCTGAAGGCATTGCAGTTGGAGCTGGACGAGTGCAGGGCGCGGCTGCTGAAGGCATCCGACCCTGTGTCCATCTACCGCGAGCAAGGCCGAGCCGAAGTGCTCGACACCATCGTCAGGAGCGCAGCCGAGGCGCCGAAGCGCGCCCGAGAGCTGCAGGAGCTGAAGACCCCGGCCCGATCTGCAGTCGGACACCGAGGACCATGGACAGGTTGACCGAACACCCGGAAGGGCTCGGCGCCAGCGAATACCGCGATAGCGGCTCGACAAGGAACGTCACAACATGAATTTGCCGAAGCAGGTGCAGGAACAGGAACGAAAGGCCAACGAGGCGCTTGACCGGATTCGCCAGGGCGGTACGCCCCCGGCCGGAAACGAAGCGCCGCCCCAGCAAGAACCCATCGCCCAGGCTCCGGCCCCGGATTGGGAAGCGCGCTACAGGGCGCTGCAGGGGAAATACAACGCCGAAGTGCCGCGGCTGTCCGAGCTGGTGAAATCCCAGCAAGAGCAGATCGAGGCAGCCAGGCGCGAAATCGAGGCCCTGAAGTCCCGTCCGCCTGCGGCAGACACTCGCATCGATCTGACTGCGAGCCTGCCCGAGGAAGTGAGGGATCGCTACGACCCGGAAATGCTGCAGACGATGGCTCAGATCGCCCAGCAGGCGGCCGAGAAAGAAGCCAAGGAAGCGAGAGAGGAAGCGGAGCGGGCGCGACAAGAGCGCCTACAGCGATCCGATGCGCTGCTCACAGAGCAGCGGAAGGCGGAAATGCTGGACGCTCTGGACGATCTTTCGCCCGACTGGCGCGTCATCGACAAAAGCCCGGGCTTTGTTGCCTACCTCAATCAGCCCGACCCTGCCACAGGCAAGCATCTGCGGGACACGCTCAACGCTGCGGTTCAGCGATTCGATGCGGCCACGGCCGCGCGCATTTTCAACCGCTTCGCGATGACCGCCCTGCCCCAAACCCCTGCGGCACCGCCGACTCCGAGCTTGGAGTCTCAGCGAGTGCCGGAAATTGCTGGCGCCGGACTGAGCGCGCCGGCCGGCGACAAGCGGATTTTCACCAAGGCCGAGGCCAAGGCGGAATACACGCGAGCCGCTGGGCTGGTGATCAGCAACCCCAAGCGCGCAGCAGAAATCGAGCGCGAAATCGACCTCGCACATGCCGAGGGCCGTATTCGCTGAACCTGTAGGCCTGCACAGGACGTGCGGGCTCTGTCTCAAGGACCGAGGACAACACCATGGGCGTTACCGCCGCTTCTGGCTTCCCGCAGAACTCGGGGACTCTGATTCCCGAAATCTGGTCGGGCAAGCTGCTCACCAAGTTCTATTCCAACACCGTCATCCCGGCGATCTCCAACACCGACTACGAGGGCGAAATCTCGAAGCAGGGCGACGTCGTCAAGATCCGCACCGTGCCGGACATCATCATCCGCGACTACGAGAAGGGTCAGCCGCTCGAAACCCAGACCCCGGAAACGGGCCTGGTGGATCTCGAAATCAACAAGGCGCATTACTTCAACTTCGCAGTCGACGACATCGACAAGTTCCAGTCCGACATCGACTTCATGTCGAAGTGGACCGAGGATGCCGCGAAGCAGCTGAAGATCTACCAGGATCGCCTGATTCTGGCGGACGTGTACGCCGATGCGGCCACCCCCAACCAGGGCGCCAACGCGGGCAAGCTGACCGCCGGCTTTGCGCTGGGCGTCCCTGGCACCCCGATTGCTCTGACGGCGGCCAACGTTCTGGACTTCATCGTCGATTTGGGCACCGTGCTCGACGAGCAGGACATCCCGGACGAGGACCGCAAGCTGGTTCTGCCTGCTTGGGCGGTTGCCCTGATCAAGAAGTCCGACCTGAAGGACGCGAGTCTCGCCGGTGACGGCACCTCGATCCTGCGCAACGGTCGCGCCGGCATGGTTGACCGCTTTGAGATCTACAGCTCGAACCTGATTTCGAGCGTGGTCGACGGAGTCAACCGCGCCTTCAACGCCATGGCCATGCACACGCAGGCGCTCACCTACGCGGCCCAGATCGTCAACTCGGAAGTGATCAAGTCCGAGCTGAGTTTCGGCCACAAGGCGCGCGGCTTGCTGGTCTACGGCTACAAGGTGAAGAACCCCGAGGCGCTGGTCCACGCGTACATCCGCAAGGGCTGATCGTGAGCGGGGCCGCTTCGGCGGCCTCGCTTCCGTCCACTGATTCGAGGATCCGAAAATGTCCACCAAGCTTCCGTACACGTCGATCTCGGGCACTGTCGTGCTCAAAAGCACGATCGACTTCAAGGCCGCGCCGGCACTGGCTGCTGCTGTTGTGGCTGCTCTGGCAATCCCGGCTGGCACCCTGGTGCAGCGCGTCGGCTACACCGTCATCACCCCCGAGGGCGGCACCGCTGCCGGCACGCTGGGCGATGGCGCTGACGTCGATGGCTACATCGCGGCCGTCAACCTCAACTCTGCCGCCGGCACCAAGGCGATCAGCACGCTCGCTCTGACCACTGGCACGCCCAACACCGTCACCGGCTACAGCAACGGCAAGTTCTACACCGTCGCCGACACCATCGACTTCATCCCGGGCAATGACCTGGATGCGGCCGTGGTCGAGTTTTGGGCGATCTGCGTCCAGCCGTAACAGGATCGCCCCGGCTTCGGCTGGGGCGATTCTCCCCGTCCAAGGAGTAGGACCATGCGTTTCCTGTTGCAGAGCAAGACCGGCAAGATCCTTGCCTACACGCCAGAGCTCGCCAAGCGCACCGACATGACCGAGGTTTCGGCCGAGATTGCCGCGGCCGTGAGAATCAATCGCCCGCTGCCGGTGCAGGCCCAGGCCGAAGACATCGAGCCGCGCGAGCAGCACAGCCTTCCGACCGAAGAAGTCCCGCCAGAGCTGAATGAAGTCGCCACCATCATGGCGTTCGACGACAAGACTGCTCTGGAAGAGTGGGCGCGCGCCAAGGGCATCGAGCTCGACCGTCGCAAGAGCCTCGCGAACCTGAAGCAAGAGACTCTGCAGTTCCTCGGCCACCAGACTGAGGGCTGACCGTGCTGGCGTCCGACGTCCTGACCCCTGCGCGCGATGCGCTGTTCGACACCGCCGGCACGCGCTGGGCGGACGCCGAACTGCTGCGCTACCTGTCCCACGGGCAGGTCGTCGTCGTGGGTCTGCGTCCGGACGCCAACTCGATCACAGAGACGCTGCGGCTGGCTGGCGGCACGCTTCAGAGCATCCCCGCGGCCGGCACGCGCCTGCTGCGGGTGGTGCGCAACCGGAGCGCTGTTGCCGCTGATGCTGCGCCAGGCCGGGCCGTTCGAATCACCAGCCGCGAAGCGCTCGACACCGAAGACCCGAATTGGCACACGCGGCGCCCGTCGGCTCGCATCGAGCACTACATGGTCGATGCCTACACGCCGCGGCAGTTCTACGTCTACCCGCCAGCGCTGGGGACTGTAGGCGCAGTTCCCGCAGGCGGTCAGCCGGCATCGCACGTCGAAGTCGTGTATTCGGCCAACCCGGCAAACGTCACCAACACCGGCGCGACGCTGACCCTTCCGGATCAGTACCTGACCCCGTTGGTCGAGTTCGTCCTGTACCGCGCCTTTGCCAAGGACTCGAGTGCTGCCGGAAACATGCAGCGCGCGCAGATGCACCTTCAGGCCTTCGCCCAGGCGCTTGGCCTCAACTTCAGCGCGGAGCTGCAGGCCGTCGCCGCCGCTCCGCAGGGAGCCTGACCTGTGGCCTTGCTCGATGACCTGCTTCCCGAGACTCGCCCGGGCCTCTCGCAGCTTCCCGACGTCTCGCTTGTGGCCGCCCTGCGCCGCGGCGCGCAGCGGTTTCTCCGCGAGTCGCAGGTCTGGGCCGATGACTTGGAAGCCTTCGCGCTGGTCGTCGGCCGGCACACGTACCCGCTGCCGCTGCCTGATGGCGCGCGCGTCGAGCGGATCTTGACCGTCAAGGTCAACGGCAGAGAGATCGACGTGCAGATGCGCCCCCGCGAGCTGCGTGCGCTGGCCGATACCGACGGCCCACCGACCGCATGGGCGATCTTCGATTCCCAGGACGAGCAGGTCATCGCCTTCGATCGCACGCCGCGCGCAGCCGAGGCTGGTTTTTCCGTCGCGATCCACGCATCCCTGGCGATTACCAACGAGGCCGCGGAGCTTCCCGACTGGATCGTCAACGACTGGCATGACGGCATCGTCGCAGGCGCGCGCATGGAGCTTCTGGGGCAGCGCGGCACGCCGCACTACGACCCGGACGCAGCGGCGCGAGAGCGCTTCAACTTCTCGATGGACGTTGCCCGCGCCAAGCGCGTGCAGGTGAGCGGTCGGCATGCGCTGCTGCGGGCTCAGCCGCGGCCGTGGGTGTGAGCCATGTTCAACGGCTTCCGCTTCAATGGCGCGGCCTTCAACTCCTTCGGCTTCGCCATCGGCCTTCAGAGCGATGCCCGCGAGCCGGATTTCCGCTGGCTCATGGTCGACGCGCAGGACTTCACCGTCAGGCTTGCACCACAGGACTTCGGCATTCGCGTCCTGCCCGGCGGGGATCGCCTGACCGTACCGCCGCGGACCAAGACCATCACCGTGCGCAAGGACTGACGCAGTGAAGACGTTTCCTAAGCAGCCAGCAGAGCGCCTGGCCTACGACATCGACCTAACCGACTGGTTTCAGGCTCTGATTGACGTCGACCAGCTGGATAGCGCGACGCTGGACATTGTGTCAGCGACCGATGGCGATCCTGACAGCATGACCGCCGAGCTCAACGCCAGCTTTCTCGGCACGCCGCCGACCATCGTCAAGGTCTGGGTCCAGGGCGGTCTGACCGGTGTCGACTACCAGCTCACCGTGCGAGCAACGACGACGCAAGGGCGGATCAAAGAGGTCGATTTTCGCGTGCGCGTGAGGGAGCTCTGATGCAGGCCTTCACCATCGAGAACGATGTCCTGGCTGGCGTCATCGGGCCTGTTGGCCCTGGCGACACCACGATCAGCCTGCGCGCTCCTGTCGCGCCCTTCCGTGCGCCGCCTGCGCCCCTGGATTCTGGCCGACCCGGCGTCCTGACCATCGTCGACCGTCTGTCGATGCCAACGGCGATCGAGGTCATCACCTACACGACGCGCACGATCAACGGCGACGGCTCTGTCACCCTCGGCGGCGTCACGCGCGGCCTGCAGGGCACCACCGGCCGGGCCTGGACGAATGCGGCTCAGGCCTATCAGGCGCCGACCCGCGACCAACTGCAGCAGACGACGCTCGGCGCGCAGCTTGGCTCTGTTGCGGACGCCGCCGCTGCGCGCGCGCTGATCGGCGCCGGCACTGGCAATGGCACGATCACCGGCGTGGGCGTGGATGCGCCGCTGCAGAGCACTGGCGGCGCTTCGCCGACGCTGTCGATGCCCGCAGCCACCGCCGCAAGCGACGGCCACATGACTAGCGCACAGGCCGCGAAGCTCAACGGCATCGCCGCAGGCGCGCAGGTCAACGTCGGCACCAACCTGGCTGTCGGCGGCAGCGGAAACGCTCGCACCTTGACCAGCAGCACCGGCGACGACGCGGATCTGCCGCTGTCCTCTGGCGCTGCTGCTGGCCTCATGTCTCTGGAGCAGCACACAAAGCTGGCCGGCATCGCTACCGGCGCGACCGCGTACACCAACGCAATGGTGCGCGCGCAGATCGAGTCGATGCTGCAGAACGGCACCAACGTCACCTTCAGTTTCAGCGGCAGCGGCGACAGCAGAGCCCTGACGATCAACGCCAGCGGCGGCGGTGTCGGCGGAAGCCCTGGCGGCCCTGACCGCAGCATCCAGTTCAACAACGCGGGCGCATTCGCAGGCTCGGAGCAGCTGACGTGGTCGGCGGACTTCACCGGCCTCGTAGTGCCTGCGGTCTACGGGTTCGATCGCGTCTTCGTGACTAGCGTCATCGACCCGGAAGTCGGCACCGCCGCGGTGGCCACCGAGACGATGGCCGTGTCCGAAGTCGAGGGTGTCGCCTCCTGGCAGCTGCAGCTGCGTTCCCGAGACGGCGGTGGCCTCGTGCGCATGCGTCTGCGCTCGGACGATGTCGGCCCGCAGATCGCTTTCGGCTCCGGCGACTTCGTCGGCTTCTGGCACGCCGAGAATTTCGACCCGACCCAAGGCCCCGAGGTCGAAACGGTCGCGGGCACCACCTACGACTTCGTCAACAGCGATTCGGGCAAGTACAAGCGCGCGACCGCCACCGGCGCCAAGACCTTTGTGGTGGACGCGACGGTCACAAAGCCGCGGTGGGAGTGCCACGTTCACAATTCGGCCACGAGCGGGAACCTGACGATTGCCGGCGACGGCGTGACGATCAACGCCGTGGCCGACGGATCTGTGATCCTGCCTCCTGGCGCGTTCGCGACGATGCGCAGGACGGCGGCGGGGGAGTTCGAGGCCCAGGCTGTTCTGGTGCAAAGCGTCGCAGGGCGCATCGGCGCCGTCGTGCTGTCGGATGCCGATGTGCCGGCGACGGTAGAGGAGTGGGACACCACCACCAAGACCACAGCACTTGCAGACCGCGGCAAGTACATCTACGCGACCGCGACCGGCGCCAAGACACTCACGTTCGACACTGTCGCGGGTGGGGCTGATGGCGAGTACCACTACCGAAACGACGCGGAGTCAGGTGATTTGACGCTGATTGCCGACGGCGTAACGCTCAAGGCGCCAAAGGGCGGGACACTTGTTCTTGAACCTGGCGACACTGTGACCGTAAAGCGCGTGGAGTCGAACGTGCTGCATGTTTTTGGCTCTACTAAGGCGGCCTGATTATGATTCTTGGAATGCCAGCGCGGAGGCTTGCGGCTCCTGCAATCGAGGCAGCGTGGGCAGCGGCGCCGTCTGTTAATGCCATCCGTTCCGAGTCAAACAGACGGTTTGAGGCCGACGTTTCCGGCTCTGGAACATATGCAAACGTAGTTTGCGACAAGGTTTTGCAAAATCTTGGGTATTACTCAGCCGAAGTTAACGTTGAAGGCGGGGAGGTCTCCGCTGTTGGTTTATGCTATTACGCAACCGATTTTGATGCTTCAAACGCTGAACACTGGTCTGGCGTAGCGGTTAGCGGATTTGTTACTGGCGAATCTAACCTTGGATTTTGGGGAAATACAGGCATCATTTACAGGAGGTCATTAGCGGTAGCATCGCTTCCCGCATCTAATTCCGTAGATTTGCAAATAGCGGTCAGAAGAGAAGGATCATCTTGGCGCGTATGGATGCGAACTGACGGTGGAAATTGGAACAATATCTCTCCGTCTCCAGGGTCTCCCGATCCTGTTGCAGACACTGGGCCTTTCTTCGTGTTCACGGACGACACAGAGACCAGACTCCAGCTAATCGCTACAATTCAGAGATCTGGCGCATCGTCGGCTCGCTTTGTGCGGTTGCACGGAAATGCGTCTGAGACGACCGGGGCTGTGCCGGATGGATTTACTGCTGCTCTCTTTGCGGACCCATAATGACAACCCGCACCCACGCTCTATTCATCGGATGCTTCAAATGAAAACCTCCCTCGATTGGACAAAGCAAGCCCTTCTCGACTACGCCGACACGCTCCCCAAGTCGGCGCAGCAACCTGTGCTTGCCTGTGCCGACTATCACGTCCGCGCGATCGAGAAAGACTTGGCCGAACTCGCGAGCCTGAAGCAGAAGATCGCTTCGCTTGAGTCCCAGATGGACAACATCGGTGCGCCGGCAGGACTGGAGGGCTGAGCATGGCGGCTATCGTCATCAACGACTTCGGCGGCATGGCGCCGATCTTCCGGCCGCGGAAGCTGCCGGACGCGATGGCGGTCACCGCTCGCGATACTCGATTCGAGGGCTCTGGCGTAGGGCCGCGCATGCAGTCCCGCGCGCTGGATGGATCGGACGGCATCAGCGTGTCAGACCTGAGCGCGCAGAACTGGCGCACCCTGTTCGCGCACGAGCGCAGCGACGGCAGCGTCGAGCTTCTGGCATGGCCTGACGGGCACGGGCTGGTCCATGCGGTGCGCAGCCCTGTGCCCGGCGAGACGGCCAATCGCGTCTACTGGAGCCGGGCCGGCACGTTCCCGCGCGTGGCGTCGCAGCCGAGCGCTGCGATCATCGCAGCCGATTCCGTGGGCGTGGTGCGCCGCCTTGGCATCCCCGACGTCCGCAATGCGGCGAATCCCGGGATTCTGTCTCCGGTGACGGCGACGCAATCGAGCGACGTCGAGACGCTGGCGTTCGGGCAGGTCGGCAGCCTGAGCCAGACCAACCCGGTGACCGTGTCGGCGACCGTGACGCCGCCATTCAAGGCTGGCCAGACGGTGCGCGTCGAGCATCAGGGGACGACAACGACATCCGGCCAGCCGGTCAACATGAGCGAGCTCAACGGCCGCACGTTCGTGGTCGGCACGGTGACAGGCAACACCTTCACCCTGATCGGCGCCAATGGCACAACCCTGAGCGCTGCAGCGACGCCCGCCAACATCCGCCTCGTGCGCGTCTACACCGAAGCGGACAAGGTCACCCGCAGCTATTTGGCGACCCTGGTCAGCACCGACGGCGAGGAAGGGCCGCCGTGCGTTCCCTCGACTCCCGCGGAGTTCAACGTCGGCGTTCCGATCGGCGTCAGCTTGCAGGGCGTGTTCCCTGATCTGACCTGGGCGCAGCGGACTGCGATCAACCGCATCCGCATCTACCGCACCAGCACCGGCAGCGAGACCACGGATTTCTTCTTTCTGGCCGAGGTCGCCATCAGCACCAACAGTGGATCCACTGCGATCCCGCAGACTGGCGCGGCCACCTTCAGTGACCCGAACAACGACGAAACCCAAGTGCTCGGGGAGGTGCTGCCCTCGAAGGACTGGCAGGCACCTCCGACCAACCTGCGCGGCCTGACGCGGATGCCGAACGGCTACCTTGTCGGCTACGTGGGCAACACGCTCTATGCAAGCGAGCCCTACCAGCCGCATGCGTGGCCGGATCGCTACCGCCGCACCACCAACAGCGAGATTCGCGGCCTGGCCGTGTTCGGCGACACGCTGGTCATCGCAACCACCGGGAAGCCCTACATCGCGCAGGGCGCCGATCCGTCGAGCCTGTACCTGCAGGAGCTTGACGAGCCAGCGCCGTGCATTTTCGAGCGCACCGTGGTGCCTGTTGGCATCGGTGTGGCTTGGGCAAGCCGAGAGGGCGTGACCCTGGTCAATTCTGGCGGGCCGCGCAACATCACTGCATCGATCTTCACCCGCGCACAGTGGGAAGAGCTTTTGTCCAGCTTCACTGCGCAGGACTGGATTTTCCACAACCGCCGCCTGATCGCGCTGTCGCCTGAAGACTCGACGCCACTGCGGAGCTGGACGATCGAGTTCCAGCCCGGCGGCCGATTCGACTTCTCGCAGATCACCACGTTCGGGCGCGCGCCGGTGCTGAACCCGGCCACGGGACGTGTCGTGCATCTGGCCAGAACTGTCGTGCTGTCGCAGGCGGCCTACAGGACGATCGACGTCCTCGAAGGCGGCGCGCTGCCTGCCACCCTGGTCTGGCGCAGCAAGGTGTTCACGATGAAGCAGCCGATGAACTTCGGCGCCGCCCAGGTGTTCGCCGACGCATACCCCCTGACCCTGCGCGTGCGCTACGGCGCTCCGGCCAGCCCCGGAGCGCAGCCTCCGGCAGAGCCGACCACAGCGTTCTCTGTCGTCCTGAATGGCTCCGACCCCGTGCGCCTTCCTGCTGGCTTCCTGTCGCGCGAGTGGCAGGTCGAGATTGAGGGCGGCGTCAATGTGGCTTCGGTCGTGCTGGGCGAGACGATGGAAGAGATCCGCCAGCTATGAGCACGAAGGGCACTCAAGTCCCATCGATCCCGGCTGTCGGTGACGCCAGCAACCCGGAGCAAGTTCAGCGCGCGCTGACGGCGCTGCGTGAGGCAATGGAGGTCGGATACGGCCGCCGCGGCGAGAAGCTGGATCGCTTCGTGACTCTGCGCGAGCTCGAAGGGGCGGGCATCGTCAAGACCGCTGGCGGTCAGCTGCAGGGCGCCGGGCTTGCGATCACCGGCCCGGGCGCTGGCGCCACGCTTCCGCTGCCGCCCCCTGATGACTTCGGCGAGACGGACTTCACCGTGCCGCCGGCGCCGACCGGAATCCGCGTGCGCGGCGTCTCTCCGACATCGATCGCGGTCACCTTCGACCCGCCGCCCTACCGAAATCACTGGTTCACCGAGGTTTTCTCGGCTGTCGCGCCCAACACCACTCTTGGCGCAATGATTGCCCTGTCTCCGAGCTTCGCGCTGCAGCAGCCGCACCGGACCACGAATCAGCACGAAGCTCGGAGACAGGGC